AAAAAGGACAGGCAGAGTTTTCAGTGCCCCCAGCATTGTGTCGTGGATTTCGACAGGAATTTATAGTCAATTAAACACTATTTAACCAAATTAATTATGCTATAATTTAATTTATAGTTATATTTGTGATATGAAACGAGCATATAAATATAGACTTAATCCTACTCCTGAGCAGATTGTTTTCTTCAACAAATCTTTCGGGTGTTGTAGGTTTGTATATAACTATATGCTTGGCAAACGTATAGAAGCGTATCAGCGTGACAAGACGAAGATAGGATGGGTTGAACTGGCTAAGATGCTTACAGAACTTAAAAAGGAAGATGGGAAGGAATGGCTTTCGGAAGTATCAAACGAGTGCCTGCAACAATCCATAAGAAATATGGACAGCGCGTTCGTGAAGTTCTTCCGTGAAAAGGCAGGCTTCCCAAATTTCAAGGCGAAGCATTACAGCCGACAGTCATACAAGGCTATAAATTCGGTGTCTGTTGACCTTGACAACAACAAGGTAAGGCTTCCAAAGATCGGATGGGTTAAATTCTTTCCAAACAGGAAGTTTGACGGTAAGGTATGCTCTGTCACGGTAAGCAAGACACCGACAGGTAAATATTTCATTTCTGTCCTTGTTGACGATGGAAAGGAAATACCCGTAAAGCCTGCTGTCAGATATGATACGTCTATCGGTATAGATGTAGGTATAAAGGATTTTGCAGTATGTTCAAACGGTGATGTGTATGCCAATCCCAAATATCTTGAGAAATCGGGAACAAGACTAAAGGTGTTGCAAAGAAGATTCTCAAAGACAAAGAAAGGTTCCAACCGAAGAGAACGGGCAAGAAAAATCCTGGCAAGACAGTATGAGAAGGTTTCCAACCAACGCAACAATTTCCTGCATCAAGTCACATCAAAGATTGTCCGTGAAAACCAAACGATAATCATTGAGGATTTGAATGTAAAGGGCATGTTGAAAAACCACCGTCTTGCAAAATCTATATCATCCGTTTCATGGAGCGAGTTTTTCCGACAGCTTGAATACAAGTGCGAATGGTATGGACGCAACCTTATACGTATCGGACGTTTTGAAGCAAGTTCCAAGACGTGTATATGCGGATACGTTAATAGTGAATTGAAACTCAGTGACCGTGAATGGGTTTGCCCGAAATGCGGAAGGCACAATGATCGTGACATTCTCGCTTCGGTGAACATCAAACGGTTCGGACTAATATCACCCTTGGTAGAAGGGGTTGGGGACGTGGAGTGGTCGGCAGTAGTCGGGACGGTGAAGCGTCAATATGTACGTGTATGAATGTATATAATTACCTAACAAAAATAGTCTTATAAACCATCTAGTTTTAAAAAATAATTTTCTATATTTGCATCAAAATCGGTGCTTTGGATGAGTGGTTTAGTCAACGGTCTGCAAAACCGACAACAGCGGTTCGATTCCGCTAAGCACCTCAAATGATTGGATTTTTTTTGTTCACAATCAATCTCAAACGCCCTGCCGACTGTGAAGCTAGCAGGGCGTTTATTTTAGTCAATTATAACTTTTATCGCATTTCCGCCTGACCTTGGGGCAATGGAAACGACACTTAGGAGTGCTGTTTTTATTGCCATAGTTGCGGCAAGCTGCTGCTTGAGAACTTCAAGCTGTGCCAGTTGTATGACTGTCATGTTTATTCCGCCCGTTCCTGCCGAACCACCGTTTAACGATACCAACTGACGGAGAAGATCGCTTTGTACAACCATTTCGTATCTCATCCCGTTAAGATAACCCAATGCCTGGTTGAATGTATTCTCGTCAACTCCTGCAATGGCATTGGACAGACCTTCCGCATTTTCCTCCGTTTCGGTAAGCATTCCGCCTAGGGCGTTGTTTATCTCATTGACTACACCCCCGGCTTCCGCAAAGGCTGATTCCAATGAACCCATGACATTTCCTAGTATTATAAGCTCATCCTTGTCTATCTTGTTGTCCGCAAACATACCACCTTTACCGTCCGCTCCAAATAATGTAGTCTGTACCTGTTGCATTGCCTTTTCTATGTACTGCTGCTGAACCCAGCTTTTAACAACATCTCTCATAACGTCCGCTACGGTATCCTTGTATGCCTTGGCTGCGTCCTCTCCTTTCAGCCATGCTTCGACAAGAGCGTCACCTATCTGGCTAGCCCAATCTTTCAAGTCAATGCTGTACAATTCACTTGCAAGCGTTTCTGTATAATATCTTATCTCATACTCCAATTCTTTTATTGTCTGTTTGTAATCTTCCACTTTTTCTCTATCTGACTTTTTCTTATCTTCTTCGGCTGCTAGAATATCCTTTTGAATTTGCAACTGTTCTTTCAGATTTGATACCTGCTTGGATGTAACCTCATCAAGTTTTGCCGGGTCTATAATGTGCTCAAATTCCTTTTCGAGCATATTATAGATATTGGTCAACTTCTTTGATTCAAATTCAAGATCTTCTATATGCTTTTGGAGCCTTTTGTCATGCTGTCTGTTAAATGTAGCGATAACATCAAGAGGCATGGATATTGCCGAGCCTATCGCACCTGCAAAATCACCGCTTTTGAATGAATCCCATGATTTCTTCACGCCTTCATTCATAACTCCCATAGCTTCCGAGAACTGGTTCATTTCTCGCATAAATCCGCTCTCGGTATCCTTACCCATAGAATCCATGAGGTTGGACACGGATGCTATTATCTGCTGCATGGCTTTTATGGCATTGTATATGTTGGTTATGATAAAGTCGATAAGATTTACCGTCTGCAAAGCGTTCTGTGCGGCAGCCATCATTCCTTTACCAGTCTTGACAGCTTCCTGTCCGCTCTTATATCTTGATTCGGCTTCCGACTTGGCACTCAAAGCGGCATTGGCGGCTTCTTCATCACCATTCTTCATTGCGTCCTCATATGCCTTGGAAGCATTTTTGATGTCAGCCATAGCCTGTTGCATATCATTCATACCTGCCATCATCTTTGACTTTCCAGCATCATATCTCTTGTTGTACAGACCTTCAATACCATCTTTCATGTATGTTTGCAAGTCAGACTGATTGTTCTTCATCATCTTCTCTATCTGCTTGTCCACGCGTTCAAGTTCTTTCATGTACTCTCTTCCACTGATAGCACCCGATCTGAATGCACTATTAAGCATTTCCCTTGTCTTGTCAGCTACAGTATTTGCAGCTTCCATAGACATTGCTTCCACCGCACCGAAGAAGTTTTGATAGTCGGTAGTCAACTTAAACAAGTCCATCTCTTCGCTTTTCTGCAATGCGGAAGTCAAGGATGTATTACCCATTCCTTCTGCGGTTGCGATCTTTTTACGGTACTTTTCTCTGATAATATCCACCTGGGTATAATAATCTCCATATTCAGCCAAATCATTAGCATATTGTCTAGCCATCTCACCGAAATAGCCTTTCCATGCGTCAATCATACCTTGGATAACTTGTTTCTGTTCATCACCTATATTCTTATTCCCCTTAATAGCCTCCTGTACCTGATTGATATACTGGTTCATTGAGGTGAATGAAGATGTGTCGGGCACGACAGAAACGCCAAGGTCAAGATTCATTCCTGCCAATGCGGATTGCAGATTGTTGTATATACCTGCCGCAAAACTTTCAGCCATAGTAGATGTATCACCACTGAACTGAACGGCAAGGTCTAAGGCAAGTTCGGAATCACCCGTTATTCCAAGTATGTCACTGTAAAAGTCATACTTGTTCCTGTATCTGTCAAACTCATCTGTAATTCTTTTCATTACCTTCTTGGCTGCTTCAACATAAATTTCAGAGGACAATTCGGCAGCTTTCCTTGCGTTCTTGACCGCATCCTGTGGAACACGTGTTTCCAATTCCTTTGCAGCCTTGTTGTAATTGTCAACAATAGCCTGTTTGTCATATACAAGGTCTACACCAAGTTTTAACGCCTGTGAACCGTATATGGCTTCAATCTGCTTTTTGGCTTCTTCCTTACCTATGTTAATGCTCAAATCCTTGAACTTGGAATAGGCGGATTCAAGCAATGACAATCTGTTTTTCCAAAGGTCAGCAAGAGGATCTCTTTTCCGTCCTTCCTTCTTCTGCTTTTCCAGTTCAAGGTTGAATTTTTTTGCTGTTCCCGTAGCCTTTGACATCGCTTCGTTGGCAACGTTAATCTCATATACCGTCTGTTGTACTTGCTCGGCTTCATAAGGGCTTACAATTCCTGTAATTTGATACTCATCTCCAAGTTTCTTGACCTTTCCTTGGCTAACATACATATCAATGGTGCGCTGTAAATTTTCTATTGAATTTTTGGCGTCTTTATATTCCTGTTTTACCGATTTAAAGTAATCCTCCATAGATTTCACATCGGCAGCCTTTATAGCAATAGTCCATTTATGCCCTGTAATTTCGTCAAGAGATTTTTTCCATCCCGTCAATCCTTCTTGTGCTTCCTTATCGTCAAGACGTATTTGCACTTGCCATTCTTTTCCTGCCAAATCCTCAAATACTCTTCTAGCGTTTTCTCCAAATTCCTGTGCTTTAGTGAATTGTTCTATCTGGGATTTTAAAAAATACAATTGCGCTTCATCGTTCAAATTAATACTTCCAAACGCATCAACCAATCGTTGTTCTACATATCTTGCAAACTTATTAAACGATAAGGATATTTTTGTCATTTTCCCTTGTATCCCTACTTCTAGTTTGTCATATTCCTTCAATAGAACATTGCTATCAAAGCCAACCTTATCGGTAAACAACTGAAAAGAACCAACACTTTTTGTTTCAACAGCCAAAGAACGTACCTTTTCTATTATTGTTGCAGCAGATGCACCCTTGTTTATCAGATCGTTTAATTCCGTAGTCCATTTTTCTGTATTATTACTAACCTTGGCTATTTCTTTTGCGGCATCTACCACTTCACCCCTAAATTGTTCTATACGATTTCCAGCAGCAGATAACGCCACAGCACTTTCTTCATAATCTTTCAACAATGTAGATAGTGAATCATCTTGCCAAAATAAAGCGGATGTGTCGGATGCTTTATCTGCTTTAAGAAACATATCCGATTCAAGAATATTCAACTTATAAGCCGATTCTAATTGAGAAAGTGCTCTTTGTAAAAATTCTACACGCTTAACAGCATTATCTATTCCTTTATTTTGTTGAATAATAGATTGTCCTATATTGCCATATTTAGACAATACTCCAGTAAGTGTTTCCTCATACGACTGCAACTGTTTCGTGTCAAGCTGTTCAAGGTTTTCCGGGGTGAGTTTATCGAAGTTTATCTTGTCAAGGTCTTTTTGCAAATCACTGTATGATTCACGGAAAGACTTTGCACTGTCCTTTATCTTCTGATTGAACTCTTCCGAACGTGCAGACATCACATGAAACGCTTCCGCCACAAGACCTGCAACGGTAAGTATCGTCATAAGCGGATTAGCCTTTATCGTAAGCCACAATGTTTTCAATGAATTTGTTAAACCGAATGTTGCCAGTTTAAATCTATTCATCAACATTGTCGTTTTTGTCATAGACAACATTCTTGCAGCTTCCGCACCTGTCAGTTTTAGTTCGGTGACAAGAAGATGCCGTTCAGCCTGTGTCAGCATATTCGTGGCAAGAATACGTTTTGCCATCTCTGCCGACATCTTTCCCGAATTAACGGCAGCAGCTATCTCTACGGCAGACAGCTTGGATGCTGTCGCTATCTTCCATCTCTCGGCAGTAGTGAGCGTTCTGTACATCGCAGCCTGTTTAAGTAACTGTGCTTCCCGTAATTTTTCAGCCTTAATTGCATTAGTTGTTGCAACAACTTCTTTACCAAGCATAGCCGTTCTAGCTAGCTGTAATCCCTTTAATGCGGCATATCCTACAGCAACGCCCTCTATTGCCTTAGAGAAATATCTCCAGTTGTTCATTGCATCGGTTATGCTTCCCACAATTCCTTTCAGAACGGAATCATTCGCCTCGCCTATGTCATTCATCATAATCTTGTATGAATCGGCAAGGTTGCTTACCATACCTTTCAAGGATGCGGCTTGTATTTCCTGCATTTTGTAGAACATACCACCATCTTCCGTCATTGTGGTAAACATCTCCCGAATATACTCGAAAGGAATCTGACGTGTTGATATGGCATTGAACACATCATCAGTAGTTTGGGCTACACCTCTTACTTCTTCCAGTTTTTTTCTCAATGCGTCCAATGCAGGAATACCAGCTTCTGTCAACTGACGTAATTCCTGCCCCCTTAACACACCTGCGCTTCTTATCTGCCCATAAGCTAGGATGATACGCCCCATATCCACACCAAGACCTGCGGAAACGTCCGCAAGGCTTTTCATTGTACCGTACAATTCGTTGACAGGTATCTGGAATGCTGCAAGCTGTTTGGTATATCCAACCAAATCACTGAACTGGAAAGGAGATATTACAGCAAGCCCCTTAATCTGACTGAATATCTGGTCAGCCCGTCTTGCATCTTGTATAATGGCACGTAAAGATACCTGTTGCAGCTCGAACTCTCCACGAATGGCAACAAGTTCCTGAAACATATCTCTGAAAAAGTAGAATCCTGCATAAGTCTTTATCGTATTGGCAAACTCACGCATCATTCTGCTCTGCTTTGTCAGTTCCTCGGTAAATTCCTTTGAACTTGCGGCATTTTTCTGATTGGTCTGCTGCATCTTTGTTCCATAGGATGTAGCTTCGTTTACAAACTTGTTGTGTTCCTGTATCTTCCTGTTGAGAAGAGTAAGGGTATGGTTATAGTTTGCGTCAGTCGTATTAAGCGCATTACGCCTGTTCGTTAATTCAGAAATAAGATTGTTAGCCTGATTGATAGACGTAGGATTGATGCTCAACAATTCATTCGTTGATGTTTTTCTTAAAGATGATTGCAACTTCTCCAATCTGCCTTGCAATTTCTGAATAAGAGCGTCAGCCTTTGTTATCTGATTGCTGTTCAAAGGAATATCAACCTTAAATTTATTCAATAATTCAAGTCTTTTTTGTATGGCAGCAATTTTCTTGTTCAAGTCCTCAGCACTTCCCTCCGGCATACCAAGGGCAAGTCCAGACTGACCAGAAAGGTATTGTAGATACTTCTGATTGGTCTGCTGCATCTTTTTATTCGCCTGCTCCTGCTTTGATGCTTGTCTATCCATCTCCTTTGTCCGTGCAATCTCCATTTCGTATTGCTGGCGTAGAAGATTAAGTTCTCTTTCATCGGAAATGGACAATTTAGGCGCACTGTTAGCAGTAAGGGAATATGCCGTTTTCAATCTGTTCAATTCAGCGACAAGATCGTCTATCGCTTTCTTCTGACTTTCAAGATTGGCTTTTCTTGTAGCCATCCCCTTATCCCCACCTGCATTGCCTAAGTTACGGTAAGTCTTTTCCAGCTTGTCATACTCTCTTGTCGCTTCGACAATCTTATTTGACAACTCTTCCATCTGAACAAGTATATCCATTTTCTTGTTCGACTTCCCTTTTCCTACCTTGGACGCGTTTTCATTCGCTTTGTTTATCTTATCTACAACCTCGCTAAGTTCGTCATTCATTTTGCCTATATCGGTCAACATAGGCTTGAAGGACATCTCCTGGTTAAAGGTGTCCTGCAACTTCTTCTGTATATCTTTTATCTGTTTGTCAAGACTAGAATCATCTAGCCCAATCTTAAACTTTAATGCTCCTAAATCAACATCAGCCATAGTTATATTTTTTAATTATTGCAAAAATAGCAAAAATAAACACAAGAGCATGATTTACAACAAACAAAAATCCATTAGTATTTTTTAACATATTTAAAATGGTAGATAAAAACGATTATGTTATCTTTGCAATAAAATAATTTTTTAACTATGGCTATAGAAGAAAACAAAGTAACACTCGTTGGCGTAAATTCAGCCAGCGTAACATTCAGCAATGAAGCTAATGTGGAAAAACAATACAAGGTGAATGCGAATGCAAACGTATCAAACGGAAAAAACATTGATTCATTTGATGGCGGAGAGGTGAAGTCATTGGAATCAGAGAACCAACTCGCCACATTCTATTTCAATCAGAACGGTGGTATCGCAATCAACTACAACGATCATCCCGATTTGGAAGCACAAATTGCTATCATTACCATCATCAACTCTTTCGTAACCGATGTGAAAAAATACATTAACACGAAAGGAATCTCATCAGTTTCAATCTAAAAAAGGCAAGAAAAATGACGAACCAAGAAATGTTTTTAAAGAGATTAACTCTCTTGAATATCCCCTTATCACTAGAAGGGAAGGAACTCCCATCAGAACTGAAAGCAAAAATCATGCTTATGCGTGTCGCTTACGACAAAGCTGCAAAAGCATTCGATGATGATATGCAACAGGTTCTTAAAGAAATAAAGAAGGAAGGATATGACGAGCGCGCACAGAAAATCAATCGCATGAGAGAGATTGACGGAAAGGAAGATGCGACAAAAGAGGAAAAGAAAGAAGCGGATGAAATCAGAAAGACAGAAGAAGATTTCAACAAGGAAACAGAAGAGCTGAATAAAGCATACTCCGAAGCATACCAAGAGAAAATGAAAGAGGAATGTGATATGAAGCCTAGAAAATTCGCTTTTGAAGGATTCGCTAAAATCATTGAACTTATTGGTACTGACGGTGCAATTAAAGTGAAATGGAACTCTCCCGAAGCATTGGAAATACCGAAGGAGGAATTTATCTCGCTTATCGCAACAAATCTTGTCGATAACCTCGAATAATATATAAGATATTAAAGTTTACTGTATATTTTATATATGCTTCATTTGGAGTCAGGTTATTAGCCTAAGCACTTTGAGTGCTACGTTGGATGAGAATGATATATAGTTACCTACGGATGTTTACCCAAGTCTGTAGCTCTAAGTTAAGTGGTTAAAAGGAGTAGCGTATTCGGTGAAACGGTGCTGCTTATGAAAACCTCATCCAACATTGGCGATGGGTATTTAACGGGAGTAATCCCGACTTATGTTGAATAAACATTAATTTAAAAGACAATGGAAGCAACAAGAAAGATGTTTCTTATAAGAAATTGAAATATATTTCATATGGGTTGATTGATGTGACGAATAAATGAATTTCAGATTTATAATATGATTTAATGTTTTTAACAATAAAACGCACATGAATAAGCCATTTTCTATATTGCTATTTTTTTTGTTACTGTCGTGTTCTTGTTCACGCAAGCTACTTCCATCTTCGACAAATACAACCATAGTAGACCACAACACGACAGTAACGGAAAGAGTAGTATGGCAATCAAAAATAATAACTCTTCCAACAGAGCACATACAACATACAACATTTGAAGATAGTTCACACTTGGAAACATCATTAGCCGTATCAGACGCTAAAATAATGTCGGATGGCAGGCTTTTTCATAGTTTGAAAAACAAGAAAGACTTTCTACAAGACAGCATCCCATCCTTGGAAAAAGAAACGGTAGTGACGAAAGATTCGATAATAACCGTGGAGAAAATTGTAGAAGTAAAGGTAGAAAAGGAATTGTCTAAATGGCAAAAAATACTAATCAATCTTGGATACATAGGTATCGGTTTCATATTGTTTTCAGGTTACAAAATAGCCCGAAAGTTCGTGTAACTTTCGGGCTTATTTTATTGGGAATTGATAAAATCTTATGGAGCGTAATCTTCAACCATATTATAGGTGGTATTTACCCCTGTGGCTCTTGCTGCAATATAATAATCATAAGAAAAATCTCTACTAACATTAAAGGAATACATAGATGATCTATATGTTCCTTTTGCCGGAACCTGTGCAGTAAGTCCTGTAAGTAATGAACCAGCATTTTCTCCAGCTTCTGGAACTGTTCTTGTCCTCATTAACACAAGAACTATACCACGTATAGTAACAGATGACCCACTATTATTTGTTATAATGAAGTTGTATGTAATTTGGTTATTAGAAGAGTTCCATGTACCGAATGCTTCTATTACGTATAGAGATCCAGCTGCATGAATAGTCATTGTTTTTGGTGTTACTGGAATAGGTATGTATATTCCTTGTTTTAATTCATCATCTACTCCTATTTTATTAGATGACAAGAAAAAAGATACTTTCCATTTACCTACATAACCACCTATATTTAATAATCTTATAGATACTGAATCAGTAAACATACTTTCAGATGTTACTAAAATGTATCTAGTATTTTGTAAAAGTCCTACCCCTGCATACATTTCAGAAAATGGAGTTCCTTGATAGCTTAAATAGGATAGCAAAATGTTATCATCAGCTTTTGTTGTCTGTTCAAGTTGTATTTCTAGATTATTAGATGTGTCCAAATATACATCTGATGGAACGTCATCTCCAAAAGGAACTATAGCATTATGATTATATCCGTTGAAATCCAATATCCGATAAGGTGCTGAATCTCCACCAGTAGGAGCATTATATCCCCAGTCTACGCCATTAAAAAGGTCTTTTAGAAATCCGCTATTAAGCGTTCCTGGCGACATGTATCCCACTACACTTAGACCACATAAACCATCATTAGCTTTCCAATAATCAGAACGATAATTTAAGTATGGTTGCCTCACAGGTTTATATTTACTCCATTTATTTATTTTCCCATGCGTATTTGCGCACGCATACCATAAATCATAACCATCACTAGTAGGACCTATACCAAGGGTAGGATATACATCACCACCCAAATTAATAGGAGCAGTGATTTTACCGTTAGAGTGACCCATAATTACCCCCCTTCCTCTATAACGGTAAAAGAACCTTTACAAACAACAATGCCATTACAACTGATACTACGACAATGAATATCGCCATCAATTATAACAGCATCAGAAATGTCATAATCACTAGGAAGCTCCTCACCACATAGTGTTATAACTTCGACTGCCCCTGTGCTCCCTCGCTTTGCTTCGGTCGCACACCAAATTTCCATTTACAAACAAATTAATCTTCATGTTTATTGTTTTTTAAATATTTCGTAACACTATCCATTACGCATTCAACACACCAACCTATAAAGTATGCAAAGTGCTCATCCTGCCCATTTTTATACCCCATTGCTATATCACAATAATCAAATACATTACAAACATAATGAGCAGATTCATGAGCAACAGTGCTTACCCCTATACCATCATTGGATAACCAAATAAGTACACCTAAATGGTTTGTACTTTTTTCCCTTACAAAAATAGTCATGCCTTTACAGCCCTTAATTTCATCTTTGGATATATCTATCGGATCATGATTAAGTTTGGTGAATTTTCTATATATTTTCCCCCATTGATCATCCCCCACTGCAACATACAGTTTAAGGGGATATATTTTAGGATCGTATTTTGTTATCATCGCAAAACATCTTTTAGCAATATATCGGGATGCTCTTCTTTAGGTTTAGATTCTTTGAACCTATATATAAAGCCACTTGCATCCTTGTTAGCTTCCTTATATAAATCTTCTGTAAGAGAAGCCTTGTACAACTTCATTTTCTCTTCAAAATGATAATCAAGTTTAGGCTGGTCCATTATTACTGCCTGTATATAACTCCATGAATATTTCCATAGCAAAGCCCAGTCCTTGATTATCATCAATCCTCCGAATAGCCTTAAATCTCCTCTGAATTGGGGGAAATCTTTTTGGATAGATCCTCGTGAGCCGATTTTGCATCGAGAGATAATTTCATGGCATCCTTCTTGCTTAATGTCGCTGTCGTATCTATCAAGAACGCTAAACGGATTGTATTTGTAAAAAAATCACTTACATTAGCCCCCTCCACGATGGCTTCTATCAACGGAGTTAGTTCCTTATGGTCATAGTGCCTGCTTAACCACCAAGCGTATATACGTCTTGCAAAAGGAATTATCTCAAAAAACCAATAGTTATTCAATACTCCTGCCGCTGCAACTTTGTACGGAATAGATGCGTCATTTTTCATAATTGCAATCATTTCCTTTTTTGCTGTATCTGGATTGATAATATCACGTATCAGCAGCTTATCCACAATATAGTCATATGCACCCAGCCTAAGACCACGCACCTTGAATTTCTTATTGCCAACCATAACCTCTTTGTATTTATGAGTGGCAAACTTCTGCATCTTTATCTGATCATCTAAATCAGGTTGTTTCCAATTAAATATTCCCATTTTTTTTAACTAACTTGAACGGTTTAATCATTAATTTTCCTTTCACATCCACCTTTGATATGTTCTTTGGAGTATTTGTATGTACGAACACCTTGGTATATTTAGACGATACAATATCAAGTTTTGCATCATCAATCAAAGAAACGTGTACTATGCTGTTATCAAGCGCAACAAGGCTTACATGGCTGTTATCCTTGACATACATCTCTCCTATACCGAAATCGTTGAATGTGACAACACAATCACACGAACCGTTAAAAATAGACCATTTAGGATTGCTTATGAAAAGGTTGGTATCATCAACGAAGACATTAAACTTCTCCCTAACTCCTGCAAATTCCTTCTTGATTATTTCATTTGACGGGTATCTGTTTAACAGGCAGAAGTCAATGCCTCTGATATATTTCTCGCATAATTCATATTTATCCGGGTTTCCCCATTCATTTGTCCATTCCTCACACAGCCCAAGACTTATAGCCTTTTGCTTTAATTTATCAGACAATTCTTTATCGTTCATTATATTTCTTTTTATCACAAAAATACAATAAAAGTTAATATCAATAAAATAGAAACAGTTAAAAAACAATAAAGCCGGACGAAAACGCCCGGCTAATAATTCATAACTCGTCTACATCAATCACCGATACCCGAATTGTCAAGTTCAAGAACCATCATGGTTTTCAAATACTGAGTGTTAACTTCCAATGCTGTCACAGTAACGGAGAATCCAAGGTATCCAGCATTACTTGGAGCACCTGTGAAGCTGACAGCCCATGATGCCTTCGGGAAGAAGATCATACGATCACCAGTACCGTTGATAATACCGATAGGACGTACAAACTGCTTGAATGCACTTGCACCAAACGCTTTCAGTTTCTGAGAAGCTCCCTTACCGAAAGCATCAACAGTATCAGTTAAACTACTTAATTCCAACTCAGCCATGGCTTCGTTCCCTTGTGTAAAGAAAGCGAAAGCGGCTTTTGAAGTGGACATACCTGTAAAGGTAAATGCCATAGTACCCGGTGTGATATTCTGGAATACGGTAGCACCCTGCTCGTTCTTTGTTTCAGAAGTGTCAGCGTCAGTACCAGCGGATTCCGTAGTACCAGATTCAATATTGGGAAGAATCTTCGGATTCTTAAAACTTGAATATTGAGTTTCATCGGTAATCTCAATCGCATCAAATGTCAAAGCAGCCGACTGCCCGTTCAAGTAAGCAGGGCTGGTGTCTAAATTTACTCGTGCCATTCTATTTTCTGTATTTAAAAAGTTATTATTAATTGATGAAAACGTATCTACCGATGCGCCTCCACTGTTTTTTCTCACGTTTTTCATGCGGCTAATCCTTTGAAATGTCAACATTCAACAGGACGGACATATAATAGAACCCAACCCCGTCAAACATTGGTGGTAAAACATTAAATATCTCGAAATGAAGCTGCACAGTCTTTTGAGGAAACAGTTCTACCATCTTCTCACTCAACGCATCCATGACAGACGGGTATATGTTCCCAGGCAATGCCCTTACAAACAAAGTAACCGTAGCCATTGTTTCGCCTTTCCCGAAGTGACCGTAAGGGCCGCCCTCGGTATTGCTTACAATTCTTGTATTGTTGTTTACGACAATAAAACTAGTTACCTTATCATCAACACTTGCAGGACGCTGTACCTTATATACATCGTCAGCAATCTTCTTGTCCAATACAATATTGTACAAGGTGGTATTTATTGTTGAAGGATTAAAGTAGCCCATAACTTCACTTAAAATATTTGTTTAACATATTAGCTGCAATTTTCTTAAAAACCACAGTATATTTGCCCCCTTTTAAATCTGTCTTTGTCTTAATCCAAGAATCTGAAAGAACATTCAACAAATGATAGTTCTCCACATACTTGGCATAATACATGACAGCAGCGACAACCAGTTCATATTTATCAGAACCATCGGATTTGTAACTGTTGAAGAAATCTTCGGCAAGTTCACGCCCCCAATACTCTACATTGTTACGTTTCCTTGGCTCGTCAGCAACTTTCACCGCATTTGCCCACACAATCTTCTTTAGGACCCCATCTTTATAAATGCCACAGCCATAACTATCTTCAAGATTGAAAGTCTGATTGGTAAAACCCTCCATGTCTTTTATATCATCCATGATATTCGTGGCGATATCTTCCATGAACTGCATGATAGAAGCATCCAAAGCAAGCTGGACATTACTACCAAACTCTTTCAATACTTTATCGTTGTTATTTGCCTGCATTTTTTGTACTTGTCTTTCTTGTTACTGGGTTACTCAGTTTATCAATCTGCTTTTTTAATGAATCTCGATCCTCTTTTGCGCATTTCAACTCGTTTTTGATTTTGTTCATCTCATTATAAAGCTCCTGTATCTTCTGATAAGCATCATGAAGAGATTGCTGATAACTCAATATTTCTTCCTGTGCCTTTTCCAACTGAGCACCCTGAATAGCAAACCCTTTTTCAAGATTGTCCAAGGTAGAAGAATCAATTTCAGTTTTCATTTTTTCCTTCTTCTGCTTAAACAGTAATATTGAAGTTAGAAGGGTTATACCATTAGTACCCAACAAAGCAAGTATTATTTCCGTCCAATTGATTGTCATAGTATTCTAGTTTTCTATTTGGTTAAAGTATATTACCGTACCAAATTCCATATTGTTAAATGGAGGTTTCTTTATCTCACGCCAGCTATTGCTGTTGTCCGAAAACGGATGGTTGAAATTCTGCCAATCCAACAGACACCCGGAAGGTATGGTTACATCGTTATCTTCTAGGTAGGCAGCATATTCGGACTTGTCAACATCATTCGTTTCCGAACCAGTATCCTTTTCCTGTATGTTTGCCCTTCCTTCGTATATCATCTCCCAATACGGGGTGGTCTGATATTTATCCGAACTGTTCTTGTTCTGATAAATTCTCACCATATCAGGAAACATATCCTCACCTAAAATACTTTTTCCCATACTACCATCTTAATCTAGTTATTTCAACATCAGTTCCAACATCCAAATTCAAACCCCATTTGGCGTATAAATCCTTTGCGCGTTGCTCCAATCTTTTCTTGTCATTGATAGAAATAGTCTTGCTTGTGTCGGTAATTGACCAGTTCCCGGCTTTCTTCGTCTTTCCCTGTATCGTTGAAGGGGCAGTGCAAACAATGAGCAACAAGTCAGCATAAGCCAAATCCTTCTTCATCTCAGACGTTTCACGGCTGTCATCAGACAAACGGAATCCCCATTTCTGGGCAACACTGATATATGATGTGTTTTTCAACTCATAGTCAATCTGTGCTTTCAGATATTCACGCATAGACATATAGAAATATGCTTCCACCTTCATGTTACCCTTTGCTGTTATCTGAGGGGTAACTTGAATAGTAAACGGATTATCCGAAACTTTCAGTCTATCTTCCGGCTTCAATGTTTCATTGTCGGCAATAAGCCAGTATCCGAACTCTACACTTTCTTCGGGAATAGCTTGGAGCGTGAGAGTATCTCCAATGAAATACTCCCCTGCGCCCTTTGCTGTGCCTTCGCCATTTATATCAATAATGACCTTCATGGTTCAACCTTTTACAATCCCGTATTTGACTGTTCGTTAACCTTCATAATGATAAGGTTGTTCGGATTCTTCATCACAGGACATGCCCACAACTCACCTGAACTCTTTTCTGCATACGGTTCGGAAGAATACTGATGCAAGAACGCGATACGTCCGCCTTCCAAAGAAGAAATACGTACAGCCGGGTTGGTATCCTGCAAATACATTGACGGTGAGTTCTTGATACGGAAGAACTGACCGCTCTGAACAAGAACAACGGTGTTCTTTTCAAAAGACGGTTTGGCTTCCTCAATCACACCAAGTTTGTTCCATTTTGATTTTTCATCAACAGGAATAATCACAGGAATAGAGAACACCTTCATCAGCACATCAACAATCTCCTGATTGTTCATAGGATAGATTGTAGTAGATGCTGCGGCAGGAACAAGACGAGCCTGTACTGCTGCTGTCACTTTTGGGTGCATCAGGAAGTTGTCATACAAATCCTTGGACATTTCAAAGTGATCGTATGGAACACCATCATTGTCGGCAATCTTACACATTCTTTGAAGGTCTTTAATAGGATCAGCGTTCTCGCTCGGTGCCCAGCCTGTATCGCTAAACCATTTCTGTTTCAACGCTTTCAACTTGTGTTTTGCAGGAACACGATAGTCAATCTGAACAGGGATTGAGTTGGTACCACTAGCTGTATAGTTAAGCATACCTGTAGAAAGAGCCTGATAAGTCATGCAGTTCAACTCGGTATGGAAGCCTTGAATACACGCTTCCATCTTTGTGTACCACTTCTCACGGATCTTGTCAAGCAATGCACCTTGCGGAATGTCAAGTTCATAGAACTCCTGAATATCGGTTTCCATAAACTGAATGGCGTGACCCATCTTCGGAATACGTCCCGAATACCATTCAAATCCCGTAGTGTCCATGATAGGCTTTTCAGCCAAAGGAGCCAGCATCACAGGACGGGTAGCCTGTGTGTATTCGTCAACCATCACGTTCCATGATTTGCTCATCTGAGGAACATCCCAATCTCCGTAGCTTCTCCAATTTTCGTTATCAAATTTCTGATTGGCATAATCCATAAGTTCCTGCATCTCCCCAGAGAAATGCCAATCATAGAAACTAAATGTCGATCTTTGCATAAAACGAAAAAATTTAATTAGTTATACAATGTGTAACGGAAAACGCAAGGATATGATTCATCATCCTTCATCGCCTTTTTGATTGCCGAAGCTACGGGCGGAATGCGTTTTTCCAAAATCTCACTTGTCACCATCCATGCACCGTTGAAAGGATAGAGAGTGGCACCGGGAATGGTGTCAACATCATAAGGCAGGATAGCATTAGGAATAATCTTGAATTTTGCGTCAGCACCAACCTGTGTAACTTCAACCAAAATATCGGTCAATTCCAATTCACCTGCATCCCCAGACAATGTAAGGATGTCATATTCGTCATGAGACGAATCAATAGCGTTAATGGTAAAACCAGTTGTAGTACCTGCGGCAGTAGTAGGTGCTTTACCGACAATCATGCCAACCTGGGCAACTGTATTACCCATGATTTTTTCAACTTTTACCGTAGCACCAGAACCCGATTTCTCGTACATTCTGAATGAATAGTGAATGTCACCGCCATTCTGCTTTGAGAAATCACATTTAATCATGGTACCAGCCGGAAGTTTGTTCCCAACTGTAGGCATACGTTCTACTGAAACGTTACATCCTACCAACAGTACGTGCAAAGACGTATCATTAGAAAAGATATGTCTTGCGCCACCAATCTTACTATAACTTGTTGCAAGAACTCCTGCTTTCATAATTAAAAAAACTATTTGTTAATTTTACTGTAATATCGGCTGACAATGTTGTTTTCCTTGCTAGCCTTATCTTCTTCTCTCTTTCTATCTATGAATGACTTTACATCGCTAGAACCACCCTTGTCAGAGATAAAAGGATTAATGCCATCCTTTGTGTATTTAGTACACGTTTCATTGTACTTTCCCTGTATTTTCAGAAGAATGCTTGTATCTTCCTCTTCGGGCGAAATCTGAATGTTCTCAAAAATGATGTTGCGCAACAACTCGTTAGGCATACCCGCTTCCGGGCGTTTAATCAAATCAGACAGCTTCTTGCGCTTTTCAGTTACAATCTGCTTCTGCTTTTCCTCCTGCTCTTTAGCTTCAAACTCTTTCTTGAACTTTTCAAACTCTTCAAGTTTAGCCTTGACATCATCGGGCAACTCAAACTGTTTCTGTTCGGATGATTGTTGTTGTTGTTGTTGTTGTGACGAATGTGATTTTTCCCATTCCTTTTTCAAGTTGGATATCTCCTGTTCCTTGATTGTATCCCACTCTTTGCGCTTATCAGACGCAAACGCTCTTACCTGACCTGCCACAGTGTTCTTTAAATGATTCACAACACTTTCATTCCAGAACTTTTCCGCATTTTCCTGCGGTGCGAACGCTGAGAACTCATTAATTGTCTGTTCGATTGTACGATCTGTAATAACGGAGCTACTTTCTCCCAACGCATTCTTGATACCTTCAAAAATGACTTTTACATTTTCATCCATATACTATTTATTTTTTTTATGTGATTCATGCACAAGACCTTTGCGCACAGTAAGTACCTCTTACCGATGCAAATGTAGTTAAAAAATGTGTGTAAGCAAAAAAATATTTAAAAAAATATTATATTTGCGGGATACATAGAAAACGATGGAAGAAATTGACTTAAAATACCGAGGATTAAAGACTAAAGATGTTGTCAAATCGCTGAAACGATATGGCAAAAGGGGAATCATACCATATAAAAGCCTTGATTTCGTCCAAAGATATATAGAGGACAGAAGAAGCAAGGGGTACAAGGTAAATATGCTTGCCCCACAGAAAGGTTCACAGGAGGCATTTCTAAGGAACAGGGCAGGAATAAAGATACTTCACGGGAATCGTGGGGGAGGAAAATCCGTATGTCTTGGAATGGATATACTGAGTTCATGCAACCACCCGTCATTTTCCGCACTTGTTTTCCGTAAGGACAAGACATCCGCAGAAAAAGCGGACGGTATTCTTAAAGTGGTTTCAAAGATGGTTGAACCTTATGGTGAGTATATTGATTCAAAACGCCTTTCAAGACTTGACGCAGGAGGTGAAATACGATACGATTATTTCGGGGATGCCTGCTTGTCGGGAGAAAAAGGCATAAATGAATTTAAGGACAGACAACAGGGTGGTAACGTTGTGAAGGTGGCGATAGACGAGTGCTCACAGGCAACGGAACCTATCATAAACTACCTTCAAACGGTATTGCGTTCATCATCAGGACTAAGAACAGGTCTTACAGGCGCGTGCAATCCAAACCCGTACAGCGATTTCTGGAGAGCACTGGTATCATGGTGGGTGGACGATGACGGAATAGCAATTCCGGAAAGATCGGGAAAGGTAAGATATTTCTTTCAATATGGAGATACTATACATGAAACAGCATGGGGTGACAGCCCACAAGAAGTATTTGCTCAGGCAAAAGATTATATCATCGCAAGATTCGGTAAAAATACCAAAATTGACGAAACAAACTGTAAAAGATACATCAAGAGCATAACCTTTATAGCTTCCGGGCTGGAAGATAACAAGATACTTATGGCTTCCAATCCCGACTATCAGAAAAACCTTGGAGGAACAGCACAGGAAGTATCCATAAACGCATTAGGTTCATGGAAGCTGATAAAAGGGGGAAACGAGTGGATAACCCGTGACGAAATGGAGGAAATGTTCTCATCTCAGCCTGTGTTTGACGATTATTTTGAATGTGCTACACTAGATATAGCATACGGTCTTGGTGACGTTTGTGTAATGGGGCACTTCATAGGACATCACTTACAAGACCTAGAATGGTCAAACACATTAAAGCCTAGGGATTTGAACCGATGGGTAAGAAACAATCTACGAAAATGGGGAATCGGTGAAAACAGACTGGCATTTGACGGTCTTGGAGCACCTACATTCCGTGACGCATTCCCCGAAAGTCTGGCAATACTTAGAGGTGTTCCGAAAAGACTAGACAAAAGCAAGGATGACCAGCCTGTAAGATTCTATTTCGATCTTAGGGCACAGCTTGCCGATGAGATGGTAACACGTATAAAAGGAACAAACCTAGGATATTGCGGATTCAGTATAAACCCGGAACTTCTCGAAAAACCGTATGTGAACAAAACAATACGGGAAGCACTGATGGACCAGAGAAGAGCAATAAGACGTGACGTGGAAAGGGAAAACGGGAAACTAAGACTGCTGAAAAAACAGGAAGCAAAAAAGATTGTAGGATGCTCGCCCGACTTGATAGAAGGAACATTTTTATACAGGACATATTTTGATATATGTGATGTAATGATTGACATACCTAACGATATAATGGATGAATTAAAATATTTATAATTACCTATGGAAATTTTAAAATTAGACGTTTTATTACGAAAAGAACCGTTCAAAGTGGCACTTCCGTCAAGATGTGACGATGGGAGAGGTGGAGGAACAAAGAAAAAACCAAGACGCTCCACTTTGATATACAAATATATGTCACAAGATGATTTTCTAGCACAATGGGATACATCAGGACATTATATACACAACAGACCCGACTGGAAAGACAGTATCCCGTCAGACGAGGATGCCACATCATCGGATGATGAAAGCGCGAATGTAGGTGCTCAGAAAAGAAAAAAGAAATTGGCATCAACTCCCTATGTACTGCAAAGACGAGCATTTCCTCTTCAAAGGATGATACACAAGAAAAGGGTATCACACCTATGTACCAATCCTCTTAAATTCCAGATAAAGAAAAGCGCGTCAAACCAGCAGAACAGGGATAAGCTGACAACATACAAGGAATACTGGACTGATTCTCTCATGGAAACAGCCAAGTTTGAACTTATAAGCGAAGCCGGAAAGGTAGGGGATGCTGCCATATATATATATAAGGATAAGGACGAGATAAAATACAGGTCTTTCAGCTACTCAAAAGGAGATATACTGTATGAACATAAAAACAGAAGAGGGGAAAGAATAGCTTTCGCAAGGGAATATACAACCACATACATATCGGCTGACGGAGAAGAACATACAGACACACTTGTCGATGTATGGACTAAAGATGAGTTTTACACGCTTGATTCCAACGGAGATATAGCAACGGATATTGACGAAAACGGAAATATCATACAACTGCATCAATTCCATAACCTGGGATTTATACCTGTAGTATATCTACGGCTTGAACTTCCATTTTGGGGGGCAGTACAGGACTTGATAGACGATTTCGAGTTCTTAATGTCCATGATAGGAGAATACAACACACGACAGGCATTCCAAATGCTACTTATCAAGACAAACGGAAGAATAAACATTCAAAGAAACGGACTGGGAGGAACTTCCATTTTACGTGTAGGAGCAGAAGATGATGCACAGTTCATGGGTAAAATGGACGCTTCAAATTCACTATTCACCGAAATAGACAACATATACAACGGAATACTTGACGGAAGCGGTGTCGTTCCGCCAATGCAATCATCGTCAGGTGACAGACCTACTGGAACAACGGCAATGTATTATGAGCCGGAAATGGAATGGGCGAGAAGTGATGCACAAATGATGAATACAGCCATAAATGACATGGCCAATATATTCAAATACTATGTAGGAGTAATGGAAGGTGACGCAACAGGTTATAACGCCCTAAGAATAAACGCTACCATAGAGCCATACTCATACATAGATTTCTCTGAATGGAACAACACAATCGTTCAGCTTGTAAACGCCCGAATAATATCATTACAGACAGCAAGAGAGGAATGCGATTTCGCTGCAAATAACGAAGATGATAGAATGGACGAACAAGACAGAAGATTAAACGATATGGAAGCTAGGGTGGTGATAGAAGAAAACAACGAAAACAACGAAAACAACGATAACAACGATAACAACGATAACAGCTAAACTATGGGAAAATTTACAAACTTACTAAGAAAAATAAGAAGGGCATTGGACTATATATGCCTTAACAATTTGAGAGTTGACGGAATGGAACACCTCATTGCAGGAATACTTGTAGTGAGCGTGGCGCAATGGTTTTTCTCCGTATGGACAGCAATAGCACTAACCTTGTTCATTCTTGTAGGAAAAGAAATAATCTACGATAAGTGGCTTAGACAAGGAGTGCCCGAATGGAGAGATATATTCTGGGGAGCAGTAGGTATGGTTCTTGGATTGATGTAGGGAAAAACACCACAAATTTTTGATATATCACAAATTATGCTTTTCTTTGTGGTGAACGTCATAACATAATAATATTTGGCAAAATAAATCGAACAGATTTTGTACAAGATATTAAGAATCCCTCTAAGGTGGCAGAAAGGAAACAATCTGCGACTTCTATGCCCTGCGTATGTTGTGACGTTCACACCTACGGAGGGTTTCTTTTTATCACAATTCGTTAAAATATGAACGTCACAACGAATGAACTTATTCCTATTAGTGATAATAACGGTAAGAAAGCCGTTAATGCACGTGATTTGCATTCTTTTCTTGAAAGTAAAAGGGATTTTTCAACATGGATTAAAGATCGCATTAAATCTTATGATTTTATTGAAGGTGTTGATTTTCAATCATTCACCGAAATTGTGGAGCGAGAAATAGGAGCTACTAAACGAATCGAATATGCTCTGTCAATCAGTATGGCAAAAGAGCTATCTATGATTGAAAACAACGAACGGGGAAGGCAAGCTAGAAAATATTTTATCGCATGTGAGGAAAACAAACATGAACTTTCCCGGAAGGAGCTTGCACTAATGGTAATACAAGCCGAAGAAGAGAAAGAACGCTTGGCTTTGGAGAATGAAAAGCAGCAAAAACAGATAGAGAAGCTCCAGCCCAAAGCGGACTTCGCCGACAAAGCCTTTGCAATGGAAGGCAAGTGCGATATAGGACAGGCGGCAAAGATACTTGGATTGCCTTTTGGGAGAAACTCTTTGTTCAAAAAACTTCGTGAAGCAGGAGTATTCTTTGCTAACAGGAACGAACCAAAACAGAAGTATATTGATGCTGGGTATTTCGAGATGAAAGAAAAACCTATTCCAAGAGAGAATCACCCAGGTTTTGTCGTGATGGTTGTTCTATGCACACAAAAAGGTCTTGCATACATCAATCACCTGTTTGGCGGAAAACCGTCCGATGGAAAATTAGCGAGAATAGTATAAAATCAAGGAGCGAAAAACATCGCTCCCATAACTCCTTCAACACATGGTTGATGAGATAACACACTACTTTATCGTAACCCAAACCTGTTCACCACGCTTTATTGCATCGTCAATCAACTTGTTCAACTTGTCAGATGTATAACGTGATTCGGTAAGTCTGCCTTTTGATGTATTGTTACCAACAAGGATACACCCGGCAGAATCCTTTGCTGTATTCCCAGAGTGAAAAAGAATACCATCAAAATGAGGCACATTCAATAGTCTTGGCATATTACGTCCGAATTTTGGTGACCAGTTGTATATAACCTGGTATCTTCCATAAGGAATAGCAGATTCAGCATAAACCTTCTTCTCGTTTCCATCAAACACTCCGTTCTTATTCACGTCAACAACACGATCTTCAAGCGTATTACTGAAAAACTCACCATCAATATACAAACGCCCTATAGTATAATCAGGCTTACACCATTTTCTTTCTACTAATAGTTCCATGATATTTTATTTAGTTATACATTGCAAATATACAAAAAAGTATTATATTTGCAATGTAATAATTAGGCTAGTTGATATTTAGATGTGCATTAAGGAACAAATGAACACCATTATAAAGTATTCGGTAATTCATTTATGATAGCCGATAGTGGGCGTTGGTATCGCCCCGAACGGATTAACGTTCTAAAATGTGTGTGAAAATGTACATTAATACCATACCATATTTTCTGTTACTTTGCACTATCTAAATGAAACCATTACGATGTTTTTACTTTGGCAGCAGACAGATGTGAATCTTCACTGTTGCCTTTTTTATTTAAAATACATACCTTTGCACTATGGACAACGAAAGAGAAATATTATCGAAACTTGACGCTATCATACAGAACCAAAAGGTTTTGTATGAGAATCAAATTGTCATCTTTCAAACTCTAGCATCAATCGGACAAAAGGTTTACAGCCAAAGTGATTTCAAGAGTTTTATGATAAATATGGTAGCAAACGGAATAACAGAAAGAGTAGAATCCAATGATCAACAAAGAAGAAATATCTAAGATTGCAGACTATTACTTCCAAGTAAAAAGACTTGCAAACGGTATAAAATCGTCAACCAAAGAGCGTGCGGAGAAGTTTTCTAAAGACCTTCTATCCATATTCCTTTTGGCAGGGGCTAAATCGTTCAAGTCAATATCAAAACTCCCGGATAGCCAAAAAGAAAAAGTGATGGAACTGACCAAAAAGTTCCGTGAGGATATATATAACGACATATACCAATATGTACTGGAAAGCAATAAACTGTCACTAGAACTAAACGATGATCTTGGATGGGAGTATATTTCAATGACGGATAACGGCATTAAGGAATATATGGAAAGGACATACGGTGGAGAAACGACAAAGCAGAGAATAAACACAAATACAAACAGATTTCGCGCTGTTGTTGAAGTATATCTTGCCAATACATTACTGTCCACAAAAACGAACAATATAGAGAAAATAACGGATGAGGTTCAAAAAAAGATATGGAACAACATATCATCACCATATAACGTATCATTTATTCCGCCAAGCAAACAGAAACACTACGGTAGAGGATATGCCACAAACGGTATAAGCCAGTTGTATGTTATAGAACAGCAGATGATTCTAGGTATTTTCAATGAAGCAAATTACAATTCATGGAAAAATATGCCAAACTTTAAAGGATGGAGGACAGCCGTTACGTCTAAAAACCCATGCCAGTTCTGCATTGATGAGCAATATAGAATACACACAGACAGACCTAAGCTGCCGTTCCATGCCCATTGCTTGTGTATATTATATCCAGTGTTTAATGCATAATAACTTGATAATCAACATACCATTGAGTAACATTACCATAAGACGGTGGATTTCCAGCATCAACCACATCATTACGAGTAAATGATTTAGGAATATTTGTGCACGAAGGCATCAATATATTACCTGACCATTGACCTATATAAGATCCATCTTTCGCTCTCCATCTATATCTAGCGTATGGTCTGCCGGATGAAGCAACGTAATCACTAGAAGTATTATTTGTGATGTTTAATCTGCATTTAGAAGAAGTAGACCCATTTGTCAACTGTCCGTAAACAGAGAATCCAGAAGCGTTGGCTGTTGTATTTCCAAGTGTAATAGAAAGACTTTGTGTAACCACTATAGGCTTACGAATAAATCCGTCAGATGTAGTAGGGATTAAGCATAATACATTTCCACTGTAATCACAAAAATAACCCTTAATATAAATATATGTATCCCCCATAGATATGAGATTATTGCGATTAAGGGTAATTGAAATTTTTCCTGTACTATCAATACTACTTACAACGAAAACTCCAGAATCCACCAACTTCTTTAATTGATTATATACTTCCACCTTTATCTTCATATTAGACCAAGTAAATCCCCCAAGTATTTTACCCCAATTATACCTAGAATCAGCCCAATATGGTGAAATTGTAAGTACAAACGTTGTCTTTGTAGCATCTACAGGATTAGTTAGAATATCTTTATCTATTGTAAGAGGTTTAGCCCCATGATCGTATCCATCAAAATCAGTAAGCCTGGCCCATGTTTTAGGTCTATCATATACTAATTTCTTATTTACAGAATCATAAATTATACCAGGTAAACTAGCGTTGTCAAATGAAGGGCTAGACGCTTCTTTGGGTTTTATATAACTCCACATATTAATTTTTTCGCTAAGACAAGCATACCCTAAATCATAACCATCACTAGTAGGACCGATACCAAGGGTAGGATATACATCACTATCCAATCCGACAGGTGCGGTGATTTTACCGTTAGAGTGACCCATAATCACCCCCTTCCTCTATAACGGTAAAAGAACCTTTACAAACAACAATGCCATTACAACTGATACTACGACAATGAATATCGCCATCAATTATAACAGCATCAGAAATGTCATAATCACTAGGAAGCTCCTCACCACATAGTGTTATAACTTCGACTGCCCCTGTGCTCCCTCGCTTTGCTTCGGTCGCACACCAAATTTCCGTTTACAAACAAATTAATCTTCATCTAACTCACGTATTAAATCATTAACATATTTCACACAGGAATCAAACTCGTCATACCCGTCCAAAATCATAGCACCAACAGTAATGTGAAGTTTGTCTATAACTTCTTTTTTAAACAGCACGGCATTCGCCTTGCTTGTATCAGACTTTTCTATCACCGTTATTGCGGAATCAATAATCCTTGTGACTTCTGATGGTGGCATCATGGGAATGTCAGCACCTTTCCGCCACGACTGATATTCTCTCAATTTTTTAAGAAGTTCTTTTTTTCTCATACGTTAGTAAATAAGGGGTGATTATAGTATAAATGGGAAGGACTATACCACCCCTACTAGTTTTCTATGCGTAAATTTAAGATCCAAACAACAGTCCATAAGACAAATGTTGTTTTAATGATCTTTTATGGTACAAATATAATAATTATTGTGAATTAAGCCTTAAATAAAATTAGGTATTAATCAACAATCTCCCAATCATCGGCAAACACATCACTGATAGACGGGACCCATGAATCAGCACGCCCAGTATTCTCATTGTAGATAAGACACTGGCTTGTGTAGTCAATAAAGCCCTTACCTTTCATAATAAGGTCTTTTGCTGATTGCGGAAGAGATTGCATCTTTGGAATAACATCACTCTCTATATGAGCTGGAACCTGTTTGAATACCATTAATCCTTCCCCGTTCCAGCCCTTTCTACGAATTGGATAACCTGCTTTGAGAGCCATAATAGCCATACCAAAATTCATCTTTATTACTTTAGCACCATCAGAACCTTGCATACGCTGTATGCGAGTATCAAGAAGCCGTATATAGTCGAACATAGTACAACACTGCATTTCCAGTAAACACTTGTTGTACATATCATTAACGACTTCATCCATTTTCCCTGAATCTATGAAAGCGGCTAACTTTACATATCTTTCATTGACTTCTTCGGCTTCTATCTGCATACGGTCAAGAAAAGTACTTTTGTTGATTTGTTTCAAGTAGGCCTCAATTCGGTCTGCTGCTTCGTTTGGAGTATGGCCGTCCCACTCAAATGAGGTTTCAAGTTCAGGAACATTAAACAAATCCCAATCTTTATTCTCATAGTGATTAGACACTTGACCTGTTGGAAGTTCAGCCATTACAATAAACCATCCACCGCCAAAGCACTCTTCTCCGTCATAGTGTTTATGTGATTTACACACCTCTACCTTTCCTAATTTAGCAAGCTCATTGAAAAATGCTGCATTATAAAGAAGTCTGTAACGATACAATTCATTGAATGTATGATAACCATCCGAAACATCTCCCATACATCCTTCATGGTATGCCTTTTCAAACACATCTTTAGGACTCCAGCTTTAATACCCATCTTCATAGCGGACATGATAACCCTCATCATCTAAATTTTCCGTTGACGGTTTTTCTCTAAGAAGATGTTTTCCCCACGCATCACCTCTTGTCATAGGTTCTGCTTCAATCTGTTTTGTTCCAATGTACTTTTTCATTTCAATATATTCCTTTACTTTCTTTGGAGTAGCACTAGTTATATTATCTAATTCTATTCCAAAATTTATACAATCATTTAATATTAATTCGGGAGTTGCTTCATGAATAAATTCTTCCATAAGATTTATTGTTGATTTTTTCATATTTGTCATGATACAACCCCATCCATAAGTATTTTAAATACCTCCCTTTCGATCTTTGCTACAACGCTCTCATCAAATTTATCCTCGTCAATGCTTTTTATGTAGTCAACCAAAGAATGAATCTTCCTGTTAACATGAATCATAGCAGAACGGACATCATCAATCATCACACTGTTTGAAGCCTTATCCATCTCCTTGTCTGCAAAAGTTCTCTCATGTATAGTTCCATCTTCCTCAATTTTGTATGAAGGAATTTTAAAGAACTCACAGATATCAAAACGGCTCATAAGACCAACTACATTCATCATGCTTGTAATGGCATCATCAGAGCAATCCAAGACAATATCTCTATAATCTTCACAAACCAAACAACTTTTAAAAGAAAAATATGGGATATCATCTTCCGAATCAAAAGTCCATGTTTCTTTATACTCGTTTGTCTTTATTTCAACAAACCTAGAATGATCATAGCCAACAGACTTGTATTCATTGATAACATCAATCCATCCTGTAAGTTTAGACATTGTATCATTAATATATTTTCCATACAAAACAACATCATAATACAATGCAGGTAAAGCATTATCACGGGAAGAGAAAGTTACAGGCTTAGAAATAGATTCCAAAACGGATAACTTACCCAACACAAAATTAAATATATCAGCTAAAGGATATTCACTCTTTATTCGTTTCATTCTAAACTACAAATAAAATCGGATGGAGGAAAACCCGAAATATGGCAAAAAAGATAAACCTCCATCCGCAAACAAAAACAAGAATTTAATCAATATAAGCAAAAATCACACATTTCAGAAAGCATTGCAATCTTAAAAGGGCAAATCATCCCGTCTTTCAGGCTGGGCAGGTGCAGGTGATGGAGCAGGTGCAGGTGCTTGTGCTGGTTGCGGCATATCTATCTTAAAGCACCCAACTTCATTGTAATATTTTCCCTGGTATTCTCTTGCTCTGATTTCAAGATGGGCAGTAATGGTATCACCCTCTTTCAATTGAAGATCACACAGGTTGCCCATTACATAGAAATACACTTCTTTGGCATACATAGAACCAATTTCCTCAACGAGAAAATTTCTCTTTTGCCAAGGATTGCCTGCCTTACTTGTACCAGTCTGTAACTGACCTACTTTTTTTACTTTACAATTTAATACTAAATCCATTTTTTTTATTTTTTATACTTATATTCTTTTATTTTGTCCAACTCTCTCATTGCGGACAGCCTTCTTTTGTGAGCGTCCACCCTTATCCAGAAAACCTTCCAGCTAACTTCCTTACCGTTAGTGGTGTTCTCTTTAAGTATCTTGCCACATTTTAAAATCTCGTTGACAAGATAATCATACCGTTCTTTATCGTAGCAATATCTCATGCGACAAAAGTAATATTAAAAAATAAACTAATACAGAAAACAATAATAAAAATTGTTAATCAAACAGTTAATTCTTCCTCTTCCTCTTTCGACAATGCTTCCACGTCACCATCTTCACCTTTAGGAAAATACAGTTCGTCAAGATAATTGCTTGCTTCACTCTTTTCAGTGAAACTCTTTATAACACTCCCCCGTTTGCTAACAACACGGTAACTAATATTATCCTCTGCTACAACTTTATAACAATTTAAATCATCCACATCTACGACATCGGGAGCATTATCATCAATACGCATCATGCTCAATATATGAGAATACTCATTCACCTTCACCGTACAGGAAAAAACATTAGGAACTGGTTCTACTATCAATCCGGCATTTATCAATGAATCAAAAACAGAACGTCTAGGTTTGTATTTCAGTTTCCTCCTTATAAACTTCAACGTTATCATATTATCTCCCCTCTGTGCGGATAATACACACAAACGTAATATCCGTAACGCATCAATACTACATAGAGGTGAAAGGTACCTGTACAACTGGACAGGAGTAAATTTATGGTAATAATCAAATACTCCCTCTTCCTCTATTTCCCTTACACGCCTTTCCCTTTCTTTATTCCTTACCGTCAAATTAGTGGCTTTCCTTACCGTCAAATTAGTGGCTTTCCTTACCGACATAAACTATCCTTTCCATGTATCGTTTTCCTTTATCCATTTACGTTCATCATCACTAAGATCGCCTGTTGATTCACGATGATATACACACTTGTTGCATAACCCTGCCTTGGCACGTACACACTTGTCGCAATCGTATGGGAAAAACGCTATGGTGGTCTTGTCGTAGAAATCTTCACCAGCATCATCGTCAGAAAGCCAACCTTTGAACTTTGCAAGCATATCAAGTGCACCTTTCACATCCTTAAAATCAGCAGTGCCTATATCAGAACGCTTTAGGAAACTTTCTATAAGGCTTATCGCATCTTCAAATTCAAGGTTATCCTTGTTTATCAAAGTCTTTGTCTTTTCCTTATTCTCCCCTTCCAATACACGCCTCATGGATGGTGTCACATACTCGGAAGCAAGCATGGAAGATTTGGCATAATTGACAATCTGTGTTATCCTTGGAGAATTAACCCATTGCTTGGCTTTCATAAGCAAAGAACGCTCTGACATACCCTCGTCAACAACATGTGTAGCCCTGTAAAACAAGACAGGATTGGTATCTATGACATAAGCGGACGCAGCCCATAACTCCATCTCATTCGCATCATCAATATGCTTTGCTATATCAATCTTCTTCTGTTTTTCATCGTCAACAAGAAGATTGTTACTAAGGGGAAGTTTACCCCATCCTTTATTCAAACCCATTACCTTTCCTCCTTTATCCTAGATTTTATCTCCCTTACCCTCTCGTCAAGTTCAGAAGAATATTTAAAAAGATTGTATATGCTACTCCTGTCAATACATAGGGAATCAGAAATTTCAGACATACTTAAACCCATATCACGCATGACACAGCACACAAGAGCACGGTTCATAACAATATCATGCTTTCTGCTTTTCCTGTTAACATCAGTATCGGAGAGTCCGCTTGCCGCTAGAACTCTCCTAAAAATCAAAGCGTTATCAGCCTTTTTCCCCATTTTCCAAATTTTCCCGGTCTACGATTAATTGCATTATATCAGCGTAACCAGCCAAATCAACCATATTGTCACGCTTTTTATGGAATCCCTGCCTGCATAGCTTTACAGCTATCTGTACAGCAACACAGTCATAAGGAGATAATTCCTTTCCAGTAATCAAAGAAGCCATCTTGGAAATGTTTTCAAAATTGACTACTGCATCGCCATAGTCAGACTGTCTGCTGTTGTTACGGATATCCTTTGCTTCATCAAGGATGCTTCTCTCCTTAACATGATCAACATAAGCAATACAATCCGAAAAAAGAATATACTCTTTACCCTGATCATCCGCACAAAGAAACTTTTCACCATTCTCAAAACAGTATTTAACAGTGACAAATTTTCCGAATACATTTGACTTGCTTACAGAATCTTCACCGTGAAGTGAAATGTATTTATCACGGTTTATAATTTTAACCTTGCTGTTCAACGTAACTCCGATCATAACAAATCACCAACTTTTATGTTATCCGCATCCTTCTTATCAGAAAAGAAAATACGATCATACTTCGTTTCACCAAACTCAACAAACATGGCTAAGATAAAATACTTGTTCAGCACACTATCATAACCCTTGTCGTAAATTTTGTTTATCTTTTTTGTTTTCATCTCTTTTCGCATTTAATATCCATACTGTCACCTCCCATCATCATCTTCAATATACAGGTATTGGACATCAGTTCAACAATCTCGTATCTTACGTACTCATGTCCATCAACATAACATGTAATGGTTTTACCAGAAATATCATAAGTACCGTAACCATTCCCAAAATAGCCCCTTCCTACATAAGTACCATCCTGATTAAACTTAGCGTAAGTAGGTCTTATCATTGGATACCATCTACCATCCACTTTTACCTGAACAAGTTCCCATGTACCGATAATAGCATCCTTGTATTCATCATCCTTATCATCGGAACAACTACACAACCCCAATAACACTATTGAAGAAATAGCCAAAAATAATAAAAATTTCCTTCTCATTTCCCTGAATTATTTGTGTGACCAAAACCTCCATCACCCCTATCCGTTGGATCAAGGCTTTCAACCTCAACAAATTCAACCTCAATATAATTACTGAAAAGAAGCTGAGCAATCCTCTCCTTGGCGGCAATATAGAAAGGCTCTTTCTCAAAACTCTTCACTACAACACCGATACAACCGGTATAGTCACAATCAATAACACCATCCAACACATCAGCGTCATGATACTTCTCGTCAACGCCAATAATACCTTTCAGAGAAAATCCACTTCGAGGCTTGATAATAACCTTCATATTTGATGGCATCTGAATGGCTATACCAAGTTTAATCAGATTACGACCTTTTCTTATCAACGTGTTGTCAGGAACATACAAATCATACCCAGCAGCACCATCAGTTTTTTTTTCGGGAAGAACTGCATCCCGTCTTAATTTTACAAATTTTACTTGATTCATTTTTTTATTTTTCTCTTTAAATCATACATAGCGCATTCCCTGCTTCTGTAAATCTTGCTTGCAGGATAAATCACATCATTTACAATAACAAAGCCGACAACAGGATCTGTAATTGGAACAACTTCACCATCAACAATGGTGAAATGATTTTCGGACAAAAGCCTTCTCATGGCAGCAATCTGTTCGAGAGTGGCCTTTGATATATCATAGTTGTTAGAGAAGTTAAACTCTAAATTACAGATAAGAACATTCTTGTCCTTATATAAGAAGTTAGCTTTCAAACCACCAGTATTAATAAATACATAATCTATTAAATCTCCTGTTCTGCTTTTAGCAAACAGGAAATCTCCTTTCTTGAAATCGTCAATCTTGACTAGTTCATAAGTGCGCTCATCAATCTTCTTCAATGAACACCCCTCAGGTAGTTTTATTACACTTACATCTGTCTTACCCATTTCTTTCCTCCGTATTTAACCGAAATGCAGCCTCCCTAGCCTCATCCTTCGTCCTATACAACTCTATTTTTTCAAACATACGACCATCATCACAGTCATACGTACACAAGGTGACAGCCCACATATTACCACGTGGAGAATAGAAATACCTACCGTAATCCTTTCCCATCACCTTACCGTCAATCCTTATTTCTCCTTTATTAGCCATAACACGACTTATTTTCTCACCCCAAACTTTTTCCTAAACTCATCAATAGAGCACGCTATGCGCTGACCAAGATGGTCCACATACAAAACAGCATCTTTGATCATTCGGCCATTCTCAGCAAGCATATGGATAACACTGTCAACTACACACTCTTTGCCGCTACATAATTCAACATACTTATTACCCATGACAATGCAGTCTTTTTCCTTCAAAGGAACAATACGTTCAATCTTGCTTTCGCGATATTTTTTCAGCTTTTCAAAGAACTCACGGTGCATGACACGCTCATTCTCATCCATCACATAGTAAAATTCACAGCAAATATCATTAACATCATTTACTGTAGTGAGTTCAATAATGTTTTCAGTAGCATTCTGCAATGCGTCAAAGAAATTCACATCATGATCATCCAACACTTCTTCCATCATTCTGTCAATGGAAGCAATAACCGCGTTCTTAAAATCAATATCGTCACAACGAAATCCCAAAGAGATATAATTACGCAAGGAAAGAAGGTTTTCCTTAAAATCAATTCCTAATTCAATATCCATTCTCTAAATTGTTTAATGTTAATACTCTTCAAATTATTAATAACAGCATCTCCGATATCATCGTTATGCTTCAATCCAAAAGACAGGCTAGGGAACTCCCACCATCTCGCCACACGTCCTTTGTCACCCCACAAAGATATAGCTTTATTATCAAAGTCGGGGAATAAAATAACATTTTTTGGCAATTTATTTCCAAGCTGGTTCATTCCGCCACAAGCTGTCCATATAAAACCGTTACCAAAAGCCATAGAAGCTATTATGGCAGTTTTCTCCGATTCAACCATACAAGTTATCGCATCGCTGCAATACTCCCCTAAAAACGGCTTAAAATAACCGCGATAGGTAAACCCCTCGCCCGTAGTAAACTTCCTGAAAGCATGGGTTTCCTTATTTCTGTGCCCGTTCACCCCATATCTTATCCTGTTGTCATGGCACACGTTACCATCCTTGTCGGAATACCAGAACACAGCGGATTCCATTCCAAGACATCCTACCTTGTACCTTGAAAACACATCATTCACGGAATCAACACCGAAAACGCCTGAAAGGTACTCGTACAGGTTATTACCCTTCCAATGCCCGGCATCGCTAAGCCTGTCAACATACTTCATATCAACAAACCTTGATTCCTGCCTTCCCGAATCATACTCCCTCTCGTAGAAATCCTTCAAACTCATCCTGCAACCGTCAGGACTTGACAGAATCCTGAAAGCATCAGAAGCACTGCTGCAACCGGGAAGATAAGACACGAGAAAATCAAATAGGTTGACAGAACCACCTCCCTGCTCGGTAACGGTGATACTGCCCGACTTGTTCATATAGAAAACCAGCTTGTCTTTCCTGCTATGGCTCTCCAGATTTATCCTGGCAGGCAACGTCCACCGCTTACCCCTACGCCTTAAAGGAAGCCCAAGCACGGTATCAAGATTGGCAAATATATATTCATAATCAATACTAGCCATATTTATTACTTAAAATTACGCCATCCCTGTTTCAAATCCCTAAAGAAATCGCTAAACGTATAACGATAACCTTCAGGATATCCTAGAAAATCAGAAAGGCATGAAACATATCCTACAGGCTTACGACCACTCGTCCATCGGTACACCATTTCGGCAGGAACCATAAACACAAGAAGAACAAATACAATGTCAACGTATATGAGAAACATGACAAAACGAATAAAACACCTCATAATCATTCCTCCACATCCCCTAAAAGAAGGTTCTTTGCATAACGCAACGCAAACTCCCAATTGTAATAAAACGTACCTAGCAAATCAAAGAACAGGCTATACACGGCATCCTTGTCACCATCGGGAACGGAATACATGATATCATCCATCATACGGATATCATCACTAAACCTGGCATTCTTTGTCGTATAACGCCACAAACCGCCAACAGCAAGTATCTTGGCGTGTTCATAGACATGACCGTCAATGGAATATACATCACAAACGTAATCATTAAACCAATCCTCATTGTCAAGCACACCACTAACAGGACTTGCCGACAAAATCATATTAACAAACACACCAAAATGACAATACTGCTCTATCTTACCCGAACCATTGTCAAACTCAACCTTAAAAGCATCCTTGCCGCTCTCATTAATACTGGAAACCATGTCACTTACGTAAAGCGTCTTTAACCACTGGCTGAAATTATATCTTTTCAAACCAGTCCTGTTACGAGCTTCATTTATCGCACACTGGGCATCAGACACACATACATACCAATCAGAAGTAACACGAATACTTCTATCAAATAAAACAATCTCTTTATTATCCATACACAATAAATTTTTTCAGCAAAAATACATATTAAAGTAATATGGTAAAAACAATAACGGTTAAATAATATTTAATTTTCGTTATATTCTCGGAAAGGTTTTAAATAAGTGGAGAAACCGTATTCTTTTATTATTGATAATATTTCATTTTCGTCAATTGAATAAAATTCTCCTTTTACTTTTTTATTTGAAAATTTGCGGTGTAACTCATTTTCTATATTTTCGTCAATAGTTGCAATGACTAATAAATTATGATTTCCGCACGAAAGCGTTCGATATCTCGTTTTAATATCAGACGTAGAACCTATTTTTATTAACCCGGTAACTTTATCTTTCATCAAGTACGTGCATCTATCAAAGGATTTTTTTCTTGAGAGTTTTAATACTTCCGCCATAGTAGTAAATATGGCATAATACAATAATTCACAATCCCCAAAAAGAAATTTATTTACTTCTATTGCTTTATCAAAATCGTGCATCCAGGCATATTCAATAAGTGCATTAGCTAATGTAATCTGGTTGTATATAGTACCATCTTCGTAAAGCATATATTTCCCATAATCGTTTTCACGAAACTCTATATTTCCTACACAACTTGGGAACATTGTCATTATAAATTCTTTTACACTGTTAGTTAAAACTTGGTCATTCTGACCTTTAAAAACCAGTTCATTCATAACAATAAAAAAGTGCGCCTACTACGAGCTGTCAAATCAACCATAGGGTTTATTTCGGAGGCGTTTCCGCAGCTCCACTCGGTAGGCGCAATATCTTAATCTATACTACTACAATATGTCATGGCAAAAAAATAACTCCAATGATTGAAGTCACAGGAGTTTGCCTCTCCCATGATTGATTTGACGCTACAAAACTAAGTATTTTTTTTTAAAACTGCAAAATTTAGAACGGCAAATCCTCCTTCATTATATCATCAGCCTGTTGCAGAAGGTATTCGTCAGGATTATACTTCCGTCTTAGGACAACCTGAAACAGCCTGTTCCTGTTCTCATCCCACGCGGAAGTGACGGAATAGCCTTCCTGGCGTATCATGTCAACCATCTTTCTCTTGCTATAAGGTCTTACACCACAGTCATTGCAGTATGCTATGTATTTCACATACAGGTCACGGTCACGAATAGCCGATTCCTCAATATCTCCCGAAGAATCATACCCCGAATCGTAAAGATAGGACAGGACACTGTTGGAATCACGTCTTGCGTTCTCCGTAACGGATTCTATCGTATAACTTCTCGTAAACTCACCCTTGTTCTTAACAAACCGTCTTGCACCCTCTATTATCCAGTTGATAATAGCTGCCGATTCCTTTGACAGCTTCAACGGAAGCGACCTGTCCTGTTCCGATTCCTTAAACACACGATAGAACGGGATAACAAGAGAGCGTCTGAAATGACCGTAAGTCTGGTCCGAAACGGAAGGCATCTTGTTAAGATTGGCCATGAAAGGCGGCATCATGTCGGCAAGGAAAGGCTCACCGAACGGAAGGCGCGCCATAGTAGGCTCACCGGATATGAACTTCTTGTATTTTCCACCGCTCACATCCTTCCCACCCATCTCGGAAGCGTAGTTGAGCAGCTTGCCGTTTATCATCGCTATATTGTACTCGCAAGTAGACTTGTCACCCGACAGGTCAGCCATCTCCATATACGACACATTGTCTTTTCCCAGGGCATTGACAACAGCGTCAAAGAACACCGACTTACCGTTACTACCACAACCGAGAAGGTAACACATCTTCTCCATCTTGATCTTCTTCCTGTCAACAAAGGCACACCCCACAAACTCCTGCAAGGCATCCTGTGTGTCCTTCACCTGGATCACATCGTCCAAAAACTTCTCCCACAACGGGCTGCGTGCCAACGGGTCATAATTGATATTGATACGTATGCACGATTCTATCATGGGCGAGAAATCGAACGTTTCCATCGTTTCCGTGTCAAGGACGCAGTTGTCAAACGTGATGAAGTTACGCTTCGGATTGAATATCTCATGCGTCACGTTCTTTACGATGGTACGGTAGAACCGCTCGCTCGTATCGGTCATATACAGTTCGCTAAGACCGTTTATCCGACACAAGTCCATGCACAGGCGCATCAGATCCTCCTTCATCATGGGCACGAATATCTTACCGTCAAAAGCCATGATGGAACCGCTCCTGTGCCGTCTGAAATTGCACTCCCTGCACGCATCGGCTATGTCCATCTCGACCATAGCGGATATGGAACGCTTCCACTCACCTTCATCCCTTGCTTTACGGAATCCTCGACCACCGCCCTTGTCCGCCAGCTTGCCCATAACGGAATCAAGGATGTATTCATAAGAAGCCTTTGCAGATTCAGCGACAGTCATCTTCCCCTCCTTTCTCTACCGATTTCTCCCGGTCCACAACCTTCCCGAACATTACAACGGGATACAGGTCATAATCGTCCGTTGATATGTCAGGGCGTGCGTCCATATCGTCAAGAGAATAGTACACGTCCGCGATGTGCTCCAGCTTCCGGCACACGATGGAATCACGTCTTATCCCATAATACTCTATAAGGTCAGCCATGTACTGTATGGTAATGTCCTTGAACCATGTGAACGCATCATCACGTGTCTTTGCCCCGTCACAGCAGGTATTGAACGTGTACCCGAAACGCCTCATCCTTACGAAATAGCTGTTCCGCCACAACGACACCGACTTGTCCATCTCGTTCCCGGCGTTACGTATGGCGGTGACGATGCTCCCGGGAATGAGCGCGCACCGTGAAACGCGTGCTGCCGAAGGCTTCCCGTTCGCCCCGGTTCCATCCACCATATCCACATCGGGCACGAACCTTAGATCATCCACGCTCCTTCCGCCCACAACGGACGTGTCATGCCGCATAAGATAGTCGGCATCCACGATATGCCCGTACTGCCTTACCTGGTCCTCGCACCACGAAGCGAATCTCCTTAACGACCGTTTCCACTCGGAAGGAAGCACATACCCGTACCTTGCACATATATCGGCTATACGCTTCCTCTCCTTCTCCCATTTTCCCTTCATCTTCCTCTCGTACTCCAGCACTTCACCCTCCACGCTGACACCAGCTACCTGTGCAGCCATAGACCTTGCAGTTAAAGGTACGGGCACGCGCCTGATAAATGACGCTTCCGACACAAGAACCGTCCTAGTACCGTCCTTCAACGGCTCGTCAAGTTTGAGGAAACACTGTCTGTCCGCAACGTTAACGAGCGTAACCCACCCGAACAGCCACGTCTGAACCCTCATGCCCTTGTACCAACGCTCCCTGTCGGGCATTGCATCGGACAGGCATATGACACGCCTTGATTCGGGCAACCTAAGTTTAATCTCTATTTCTTCTTCCATATTTTACACACACATTAAGATATTCACCTGCAAATATAGTGCAAAAAACAACACGAAAACACATAGTTAAATTAATTAACTGCAAATGTTTACGTGGTTAACAATCGTATGTTTAGAAAGATAGTTTATCTTTCTTTACACAATATTTTTTACTTTCACGTCCACAGTATGCTTTGAATAGGAAAAGTAAAAAATATTGATTGTTGTTATTTTTTACTTTTGTAATAATTTTTCTCATTTTAGTTAAAATGATTTAACTATAATTTTTTATCTACTTATTATTTTCTACGTTAAGAAATGTAAAATTGACTTAATTTAACATAAAATAAAAAATCTCAACACCGATAGTTGCATATGCAACTAATTGATTTTGAAAAACTCGTAAAAAACCTACGAAATTCGTTGATTTTTCGTAGACTTCGTAAACTCTTCGTTTTTCAACACTTGTCAATAAATTAGCACAAATTAGTGATTAAATGGTTGAAAATAAGCTATTTAGTCTTGTCAAAAAAAATTGAATCGTAACCCTATACGAAAAAATCCCCTATTAATTTACGTATTAAATGTTAAAGGTAATATATTTACACAATATATACATACACGTACACCTTACATACTCTATTACAATACATATACATACACAACACATACACATACACATACACATACACATACACATACAGACACCAAAACTGCATACGTAATTTAGTATAGATACATATAAAAACGACGAAATCAACGAAGAATACTGTAAACCAATAACTTATACTGCAAAAAAAGACATAAAAAATGCAGCCATACCTACGAAACACACCGAAAAACCTACGATTTTCGTAACTTTTTATGTAAAGATTTATCCGATTTTGTTGAAAACTACCGAAAATACACCTCCAAAACGCAAAATCAGCCATCCGAGCAAAATTTGGGGGAAAAAAATTTTCAGAAAAAAATTTATCGGGAGCGACACACCCACCGCGAAACCTCCACAAAAGGGGGTATGGCACTGATTTACAGGTAATTACACACGTTTATCTACCACGTTTCTCAACGTTTGTAAATAAAAATAAATTCTTTTCTACGACAATCGAATTTCGAAATCTTTACAAGTAAAATATCTTTACAAATGACTTCTACGAAGATTTCGTAATTCCCTCACGTTCAGACACTTACAAACAAATTTAACACAAATTAACATTGAAAAATCTTGAAATTAAACATAATATTAAACTAATATTAGTCTTGCACGGTCTGACCTATTAATATTATGCAATATTAATTTAAAATATATATATAAACAGTATTGATTTGAAAAAAAACGGGCTTAATTTATAATGAATGTTAATGAAATATACAACCTAATCAAAAACGCTGTATGTTTGCGTTGTCGGAAGGACAAAGCGATATATGACATATTGAAACAGCTTGCCACGGTGAGAGCGTGGTACAGATCCGCAAACAGGAAATAAGCGGGATATCAAATAGCGGTGCAGCTAGCCACGATACAGAAGTACGGGTATCCTTGATAATGGAGATAGGGACTTAGTGCAATATGCGAATAGCTTTCCTAATACAATATAATGTACGTGCGTGTGTATCCTTACGTAAGTCTTAATACTGGTCGGTATATATAAGCCGTAAAAACATACATACGCGCATACTGTAATGTAGCTACCACCCTGTTTTTATGTGGTTGGTAACGGTTACAAGCCCGTATAGATACAGAGTACAATAAAACCAATATAAAGAAAATAGAGTATATAATTAACGATTAAATATTACAATTATGGAAAGATACGATTATTTTGCAGCGGTTAAAGAGGACGTATTAAATTATATCAATGACAACGGAATGGTAGTAACCACGAAAAACCGGGACGAAGTGGAGCAGGAGCTCAATGATACATTGTTTACATGTGATAGCGTAACGGGGAACGCTTCAGGGTCTTATACATTTAACGCGTGGGAGGCTGAAGAATACTTGTGTCACAATTGGGATCTGCTAGGAGAAGCGTTAACGGAATTCGGGTGTGATATGAGTTATTTGGGACGCGGTGCAGAAGCGTGCGACGTTACAATACGTTGTTACCTGTTAGGTCAAGCAATTTCAGAAGTGTTGGACGAAATAGAAACAGAAGAAGAAGAATAAAACGAATAACGAACAATTTAAATATTTATAGAATTATGAAAACAACAAGAAAAGAAATATACCGTATTTATGGCAAAGAAAATGTAATATTACTAGGATATTGCGAAATACAGTGCATACAGGATTGTCTTACAAAAGTTGGACATACGGAATGTATAGAAGGTTGGGCCGCTGATATCTTAGAATTACCGGCACCGTATAATAATATAGCTATTTGTACAGGATATGCACCATTTGGAACGAAAAACAAAAATGCGCGCAAAGTGTGCGAACGGTGGGAAAAATTGTATTATAATTACGATTTTAGTCAACGCAAAAGAATGATTAAGCGTTTTGCACGTGAATTAAGTAAAACAATAAACAATTAAATTAAAATAACAATGAGAACGTTTTTTGCACAAGTTAGCACAAGGTATCGGGCAATTAAAGTTTGCCCGTTTGCCCCGGCAAGAATAGCCAAGGTTTTTGGCGGTTATATGTGTTTTGAGAGTGATAACGATTATAGAGTTTGGAAAAATCAAAAGTAATAATTTAAAATAATTAAAGATATGAGAACGAACAATAACAACCTAGTGGATTTTTCAAGAAAATATACATACATAGCTTCCGAAAGTTTAGTACAAGTAGCAAAAAACAAACATAGCGATATATACCTTAATTTTGCGTACACCGATTACGGCGGATCATTTTTAGACAAGGTTATAATATCTTACTTTAAAGAATATTACCCCGAAAATATAGTGTATGAAATCACTTCTTGGAATGGTGAAAACGCGCTTTTGTTTGGAGAACCAGCAAAAGGCCTGTACTACTTTATGGAGAATGGAGATTTATTTGGCTTTGACAATTTAGGACAATATTATACTGAAATGGAGTATAATATGATAACAGAAGCCACACAGGAATATATTGACGAAAACGGATTAAGCAATGATCTGTATGATACTGTAATGGAGTGGTTTTTTGAAAACGGACACACGGAACCTAATTACATGGACTACTCAGAACACGATTTAAACGAATATATATTAAACATCATACACCATGATTGAGATATTAATACTATTAGGTTGCCTGTATCTATCCATACGGGTAACAGACTATGTAGAAAAACAGAAACAAGGGAAGTAATAATAACAATTTAAAAATGTAACATTATGGAAAGAAGAAACGATGTACCCAATTTACTTGCAATGTATATACGCAATACGCGGGAAATATACAATATAACATCATGGCTGCAAAATTGTATAATCAAAAAAGCAAACAAGGGTGTACAACCACAATTAGAATACCTTGCAAATTGCAGCACGATGAAAGGAATAATCAGAGAGGCCGCCAAACTGTTATACAAGTACGACGGGATAACACCCACCAGACAGGAAAAACAGGAAGCGGTCCGGGAGTACGCCAAATATATCCTTGACAGTGTGCAATACTCCATCCAAAAACGTTAATAAAGGGCAAAATAAAGCCCTTTATTGAAAGATATCAATCAATACCGATATATTACCCATAAAAACAAAAACATTATGATACAAGTAATAGTAAAAAACAGTAAAACAGGTAGCCAATATATTTGTAAATCGGCTTCAAAAACAGTCAAGGATATAGCATATAAGTTACTATTTCATATGCATGCACAGGGATCACCCGTTTTTTAAACAATTATATCACGGTCCAAAAGGTATACCTAAAAAAATCTATCTGGAATACACCGATGCATGAACTACTGGATATAACCATCACGGAAACACCCCTAGACGGTCGTACCAGGTACGCAAAACAGTTACCCGTATATAATGTTGGTGTATTGGCGGAATTAACCTATTAATCAATCAAAAACAATTATTCAATTTATTCGGGAACAATTAAGCCTTTACAATGACCTATGGAAAAGAAATACGCTAAAGAACAATTACAGGAAGTAATTACCAGGGTAAACAATATAATGAATAATGATAAGGTAGTATGCTTTCGGAAACCGATAGTACCAAGCGATTGCCCTACGTTTGACGAAGAAACAGCAAACTATGTTAGGGAAAGACTGGGATTATACCTAAAAACGTGGGTGTTGCCAAATCTCAACGAAGTGTTAAACGAATTATCTAAATAATTAGTATTATGAAAAAACAGAATATAGAAAAAGAATTATCTCCTATCCTTGAAAACGAAAGTATTAAGATAGGAACGTTTAAAGCTAGTAGAAGTATTGATACATTGGATTTTATCAAGGAAAATATTAAGTTTTGGAAAAGCTATGACGGGCACAAGTTACCAGAAAAACAGGTTAAACGAGCGTATTATAACGGCACCAGGACGCAAAATATAATCAAACTCTTACAGAATACGCCCGAATTGATTAAGTTTGTAAGAGAGCACGCAAACGACTATAAAACGTTAAATCGAAAAGATATACCCAACTGTATAACCTTTAAAAGCGATTACTACACGGGAACACGTTATTTTTCCGTATTTATTGAAAAATTTGGGGAAATAAGTTTTGATGAAGTGTTAAGAGTTTTCCCGTTACTTCCAAAATCATATTTGAACGAATAATGAAAGTAATTAGAGTAATTAGAGTAATTAGAGTAATTAGAGTTTTAAAGAGAGTACTAACCGACTCAGATATTATAGACCTATACGGCCTGTATTGTGATTTTTATAAAAATATACAATAATTTAGATAGCATTTTACGCAATTTGTTAGTTGCTGGAACGCGGGAATAATGTGAAATATTTTCCCGGTATGGAGAACAACAAACAGAGCGACACTGTTACCGGGAACTATTAATAACTAAAAAGCAAAAACAATGATTTACGAAGTACGCGCCTATTTGGGCAAAGGCGAAAACCTATATACCTGCATTTTCGCAACGATGGAAGCAGCAAGAGAAGAGGTAGAACGACTTACTAACGGCTGCAATTTGAACGGGGTAAAAATTATCGGAATGATTTATACTTTATCTGCTGTGAATCACAAATACGAACCTATCATCGAGAAAACCGTATTTTTCGATAATAAGAAAGATTTAGCGAAATCCTATATAGCAAGGAATAAGGACGGGAAATTATTTAAATACCCTTATTGGGTTGGAATGTGTGCAACTGACATACCGCATAAGCATATTAACGCATACCCTTTTGATGGTAATTTCTACGTGCAAGGAAGGGACTACCAGCCAAAGGAAGGCAAAGAAATAGACGGTAAATTATACGGGTATGTGATTTATGAAAACTCGCCCGTACTGATAACAGAAGGTGATTAACTATTAAAACAAAACAAAAGAATATGGGAACGAACAATAAACAATACATCCTGGAAGGGCGGAAATGGGATGTGATAGAGAGTGTTGACGGATATTTTTCCGGGGAAAAGAACGGAGTTATCATACAAGGAACGACAATGAGTGATCTGTATGAAAAATGTAAATCTTTTGATATAGCTTCGGTTATGGAGAAAATTAAGACGGGTGACAATCTGAACGACTGGGAAAAACGTTTAATAAAAGTTAATAAAAAGTTGTTGGCAAACCAATAAACTATATCTTTGCCATATGAGAAATAAATATGTCACATTTTACAAGGGATGTACAATAGAAGTCACGGGAGAAAAAGACTTCATGTACCGGATAATAAAGAGAGGTTCAAAAGGCGAACGGATGGATCTCTTTGTTGATATGTTTTATAAGTCCACATCTGATGCGTTAAAGGGCGCAATGAGGTGGGTGGACAATAATATTAGGAAGGAGTGAATTTATGCTTTTTGGAATTGTTTTTGCTATGATAATGAGGGCTATATGTGGAAATATGTTGGACGATTGATGATTGTCATTGTATGGCTTATTGTGTTACAGATTTTGTCTGAATGTTAAACGTGTATATCTATGACTAAAGAAGAATTTAAATCAAAGAAAGAAATTATCAATTCAAAGATAAGAGAATTGAATAACGAAATGATAAAATTAAAGAAGGAGTACATTGAATCCAATGTGAAGTATCCTATCGGAAGCAAGGTGTGTATTACTACTAATGAATCAAAACGATATGCCTATATCAAGGATTATAGGATTGATTTTTCTGACAATATTGAACCATTGTTTAACAAGGTGAAGAAAGATGGGACCATGTCGGAAGTGGGCTTATATGTTTGGTCTTGTGAATGCCCTACGATAGAACTGGTAAAGGAGTAATTGTTATGGCAAAAATAATGAATTTAGGAGCGCATTGTAGTGAGTGTATATCTGTCCGTTTATGTATTGCATGGCTTTACAGAAGAGAATAACGGCTAGGAAAACTCCTAAGTATTGTAAGCACTATAAAAAGAATAAAATATGACTAAGAAGATTGCTATTGTAGGTTCAATGATAAATTCATCCGAATACCTTCTATTCAAAAATTTGGAAACGGGATATTCCCTTGAACGTTATGATTCTGTTGAGGAGGCTAGAAACAGTGATTGTGATGCTGTTATAGTAACCGATAAGGATAAGATTGATAATGAAGAAACGTCTATTCTATATTACAATGAGCCTGTTGTTGAAGGTTTTGATATGATTTCATTTGATTCACCTAAAACGAAATGCCGTATCAAGGACGATAGGTGTGTCAGAAAGCAGATTGCGAAACGTAGAAAAAGAAACAAGAATCCTAAAACACATAGGAAAAGATGAACACATTTTACGGAATCAGCTTTGCAATATACTTTATACTTATTACCCTTGTATTGACCACATTCATATATGGATTAAAAAGGGATAAATATAAGTTTTGGAAGTGGGTGACTATAACATTATCCTACTTTATATTTGTTATTATTTATACAATTTTTTGTTTACGGTAATGGAAAAGGTAGAAGTAGGAACTCTTGACATAGATGAACTGTTTGAATACAGGGGAGTAATATATGAGGTCTTATACAAGACGGATTATTGTGTCCGTTGCCAATATCCAAACGATAAATATCGTTACGGGGATATATGGAAATATCTCTATACCGAATTTAGTTTGTGGACAAAAGTGAATAAATTATGAAAACATTTGTTTTTGATGTGATGCTTGACGGGCGGTTTATACATACGTTCAGATACCAATATTGCCCGTTGTTCCCAATAGACGAAGAGGAACTGGAGAAGTTTGTTACCGACAGGCTTCCTACATTAAAAGGAAAGGATTTTAAAATAGTATTTTAATATGAAACAGACAGTAGAAGAAGCGGCAAGGGGATATTCCAATGATTGCAGAAACAGGCAGCGTCATTGTGAACCGTACTGCATTGTTGACTTTATTTCTGGCGCACAATGGCAATCCAAGCAATCTCCTTGGATAAGCGTAAAGGAACGGTTGCCAGAGAAGCCAAAATATGATTGGGTGCTTGTCACTATCCGTGATAAAAGAGATGGCTTTATAGGCCTTCCGCAAATTGGAGAATTAAGGAGTGACGGCTTTTGGCATACAAGAGAAAGTGATGATTTCAATACGGAACAATTCAGACGTGAATATGGAACTACGGACGCTTTAGGCGTTTTACTTCATCAGGAAGTGTTGGCATGGATGCCTATACCATCCTTTGACGATATACTCGAAGCTAACAGGGATGTACTTGAACGAATTAAACAGAAAGGAGATTAATATGGAAGTAAAGAATGGAATAATAATAGATGGTGTGTTGCATGAAATGAGCAAAACATTCAATGAAAATTTCGATTGCAGCGAATGTTCATTGTGTAAAGAATGCAAAGAGTGTAAGATGGAGCATGAATCATACCTGTGTAATGTGATGGGATGTTTCTGTTTTGTCAATCGTGGCAAAGTAACGGATATTAAGATAGATAAGGAGGAATAATTATGGGATTTACAACACCGTGTTTTATACGCAAAAATACTGCTAATATTAGAAATAGATTAAAAGAACTTGGCTATTATTGTAATCCATATTTAGGTTGGAATAATCTATATACTTCTATATTTGGACCCACTTCGATTTATTCATTGGACGATGATGATATAAATGGTCTTAAAGAAATATATGATTTTATTGATTGCGGGACGAATGAAGAACTTTTCCTGGCTATAGCTGCATTAAGGGATGATAGTAACTACATGCAGTGGTTTATAACAGATTCCATTCTTAGCGTTTCTTATGGCGATTCTATTGGTAACGATCATTATTTCACAGAACTCAAAGGCATTATGTTCTTTTGGGATGAAAATTGGGATAATGCAACCATTATTTCAGGACGTTATCACAAGGCTACCGTAAACGAACTGATTGAACATTTTAAAATAAAGGAGGAACAATGAAAGCAAAGTATTTTAAAAAGATAAGAAGCCAAGTAAAGTGGTATAAGGTATCATACAGAGATAATTTACTTTTTAGTTTTAGCGATGAGAAAGAAATATTGGCTAAATCTCCTGAAAATGCTTGTGTCAGATACCATAAACGTACTGGATGTTTTGTTAACAAATATAATCCCAATAATATTACACAATATAGTGAATCTCTTTCAAGGTTCAAGGTATGTATAGGTAAGAAAGTAATGTATTTCGATTAAATATGAAATCAACAGGAGTTTTGGTAGATGTAACTCCCCAATTAAATATCAACTCTCAACATAGCAAAGATTATTTATATGTATGTGATAACATGGTTTTCAGAGAATGCGAACTTGATTTTTCAGCTATCGACTGGGAACAGAGGCGATATGAACTAGCGAAAGATATTATTAAGGCTGTTGTAGCAGATGACTGTGGGGGTAATTCTGATGCAATCGCTAAATATGCGGTTAATTGCGCTGATGCACTAATTAAAAGATTAAAGGAGGTGAATAATGAATAGCGTACAGACGCAAACACTTTCCATTAAAGGAGATGGAGGTGGTGAAGCGTATATTGACTTTTGCGATGGACAATTGTGCGTTTCTGTTGTTATAGAAGGGAAACAGGCGGATTTTCACTTTGAGCCTGTTACTCTACGAATGTTTACCTATGCTTACAAGTTGCATTGTGAAGAATGTGAAAAGAAGAAAGTAGAATAACTATGAAAGTGTTAAGAGATAAAACTCCTGTCGCTCGTAAAGAGCACAGGTGCAATTTTTGCGGTGGAGTAATTTCCGTTGGAGAAAAATACAACAGACAGACCAATGTTTATGACGGTCGTGTTTATGACTGGGTATCCCACTGTGAATGTTCCGAGTTAGCCTATGAACTTGATATGTATGATGATTGTGACGAAGGACTTGATGGTGATGGGTTTGTTGACAACTTAAATCAGTATGTTTACGACAATCATTATGACGATAAAATAGATGATATTGCGAAGGATTGGCAATTACCACGTTATGAATTAGTAAAGAAAGTGTTGAATGAATTAAACAAGAAATAGTTATGACCGAAGAACTTGTAACATTGGAAACAGCAAAGTTGCTGAAAGAGAAAGGGATGTTTACAGATATAGAATTTCCTCCACAATCCGTTGTACAAAAGTGGCTACGTGAAATAAGAGGTGTGTATGTATATGTAGAACCTGTTATTGGAAAAAGATGGACGCTTTCTTTTTGTGATTTCAATGTTCCAACAGAAGAAAGCGACTGGATGGAGAACGAAATAAACAAAGGGAATGGCTATAAAGTATATGTCACCTACGAAGAAGCACTTGAAGCTGGTTTACAGGAAGCATTAAAACTTATATGATTATGAAAACAATTATATTTACAATCATATGTATTATCGCCCTATTATGGGTTGGAGATCTAACAATTACATTTAAGCCGTTTTCCATATCGCTGCCCGGTTGGCATAAGGCTTTAGGTATTATTCTGTTTGTATTTGCAATGGCGGTGTATAACATTGGAGAATACGCTAAGGGGTACAAGCATGGTTTTGATGATGGGATAAAGGAATGTCTTGAAATTATTAAAAAAAATGAAAAAAAATGACATTGATTTCCCGTTACTCCGTATATTTAATGGAGTAACGGGGCGATATGAACTTCTTTTTGACGATATATCCATAGACGCTTATGGACGTGTAAGAGATAGTAGTGGTTGTGTAGTAGAATGGTTTACAGGCGTGTTTGACATGAACGGAATACCCTTGTTTGAAAACGACATAATCATGCCTGTAAAGGACGGAATAAGCCAATACAGGCGTATCTGGAGAACAGTAGGTGGATTTGTACTAAGCAGAAGCAATGATGTAAAAGGACTGTCTAAATTGGATATGCTTGGTGCTGACTATCTTGTGAACGAACGTGTGCAGCAATACATATCTGATGGTTGCGTAAAGGTAGGTTCTGCAACAATTGATCTTAACCTGTTGAAAGGGAGAACGAAAGAAGAGATTATTAGAAACTTATCAAGGAGAGTGAGATGAAAGACAAAATGCTAGAGGAAAGTATTATCGATTTTTACAGGACGTTTCTTATTTGGGTGATAAGATGTTATCCTATATTGTTCTGTCTTGCTATACTTGTCCATCAGTGTGAGGTTATACACTCTGTTGGAACAGGTGATATCATTGAATATTATGATGGTGACACGTTGGAGTATGTTCAGTATGCCACTCCATTTTCGGACAAGTATCTTACTGTATTCTTTAACGCCAAACTGTTTAATGCAATATTGTTCTATGTGTTATCAAAGGTATTTTTATTTTGTATATACCATAGAGTATTTGTCATTGAGATGTTGATATACGCAATATTGGATATTGTATTTAATAATGTAGTGTTTGAGGATGCACATTTGATTAATGCGATATACTATACATCAATTGGTTTTGTTACTGTTGGATTCTTTATTGCATTATACTTGCATCAAAGATATGGAGATAGGAAAGTGCACACGCATCAAACTATTAGTGATGGGTATAGGTGTTGTAATAAGCAATCTATTTTTTACCCATAGATTGTGTTCCTCCCGTATTCTTCATGTTTATCTTGACCTTTATGGGAGATGCCTTTTTATTTGATGTTACCTTAGAGGATTTAACATTCACCCTAATCACTTTCTTTGCCATATATTACTCATTTTAATTGTTTTGCAAAAATAATGATTTTTTTTGGTAGTATGAAAACTTTATGTATCTTTGCGGTGCGATAGTTTTTGGACTTTTTTGTTTTATAATGATAGCTGCTACCTAAAATATAAGCAGAGGTTTCTTCATACATTTTTCATAAGTCTAATGTATAACTGTCGCAAGTTGAAGATATCTCTGCTTCTTTTTTTTTATTTATGCGACAGTTTAATGAAAACTATTTAAGCGTGAGCAATAGTACCGCTAAAACAGCGTTGGCACACGAAACGGGCGAAATTATGGTTTATGAACATCCTTTGTTTGGTAAAATTCGCATGTTTATTCAAAATGGTAAAAGTTGGTTTTGTGGATTAGACGCTGCAACATCTTTGCAGTATTCAAATCCGTCAAAAGCTATTTCAGATCACTGTAAACCATCCTCCATAACGATTCGGGAAGTAGGGGTACAAACTGGATTGAAAGCGGATGGAACTCCAGCTATACAAATGAAATCAATGAAGTTTATTAGTGAAGGGAATATATATCGCCTGATTGCTAAAAGCCAAATGCCTAGAGCTGATGAATTTGAAAGTTGGATATTTGATGAAATTGTTCCATCAGTTATAAATACAGGTAGTTATTCTATACAGGACGGATTACCAAACTTCAACAATCCTGCCGAAGCTGCTAGGGCTTGGGCTGATGAATACGAAAGGAATCAAGTATTAACCTTGGAAAACAAAGAGGCAAAGCTACAATTAGAATTAAAGACGGAACAATTAGATGAATCCAAGGAATGGTACAGTATTAAAAGATGGTCAAAGGAAAACGGTGTAAACTGGAGAAAGGTTAGCTGGAGAAAGATGAAAGTAATATCTTACGAGCTAGGTTACGAAGTGAAAAAGATTTTTGATGCTAACTATGGACAGGTTAATATATACAATGTAAACGTATTTAAGGCATACTTTAACAAATGTGAATAAATAATATGTATTTTAAAATGTTTGATAGTATGTCATTTTATTGACTATATTTGCATCATGTTTGAGTGTAGAAGCAAGCATATCTATAATGAAAGTTTAGGGGGAAAGCGTTCCCCCGATTTTATTAACCATAAAAGTGAAAAACAATGAAAAAGTTTTTAGAAATAATGATGATTGTATTCTGTCCTTACATTGTTATATATAGACAGAAACGACAAATCAGATTATTAAAAAGCGATATGAATTACGCTAGCAAACTTTGGAGTATTGAAAGAGATCCGAGAAGCGTAGATTACGACTGGATTGTAAGAAACGCATTTCATGTCAAACCTATTTTTTCTTTATGCGCTAAAAACAAAAGACCATTCAACTACCCGTAGGCTAAAAGCCCAGGTTGATTAGACTAGCGTTAGGAGAGAATATATAGTTACCAAGGGGTATTTGCTCAAACCCCTTGCTCTAAGGTCAAAACCTCTCCATAACATTGTCGATGAGCATTTAACGGAGAAATCCGACTTATAGTAAATTAAAAACGAATGGTTTACGTAATTAACAAACAAGGACAAGCACTTATGCCAACCGAAAGGTTTGGTAAGGTTAGAAGGCTGTTAAAAAACAGTCTAGCCCATGTTGTGTGCCGTATTCCGTTCACAATTCAATTGGATTATGACACAACAGATTATACACAGCCCGTAAGTTTGGGTGTAGATGCTGGTAGCAAGCATATCGGCATATCGGCAACAACAAGTGAGAAGGAATTGTATGCAGCAGATGTGGAATTGAGAAACGATATTGTGGATAAACTATCTACTCGTAGGGAATTAAGAAGAACCCGTAGGAGTAGGCTTCGTTATCGCAAGGCTCGTTTCAATAATAGGGTATCTTCCAAGCGTAAAGGTTGGCTAGCACCATCTGTTGAAAACAAAATCCAAACTCACTTAACTGTTGTTGAGAAAATACATAAGTTCCTACCGATAACTAATATCGTAGTTGAAACTGCTGCTTTTGATATACAGAAGATTAATAATCCAAGTATATCCGGCAGTGGATACCAACAAGGAGAACAACTTGATTTCTTCAATGTGCGTGAATACGTATTGTTTAGAGATAATCATACTTGCCAACATTGTAAGGGTAAGAGTAAAGATAAAGTCTTGAATGTGCATCACATAGAGAGCAGAAAGACTGGAGGGGATAGCCCGAAAAACTTGATTACTCTTTGCGAAACTTGCCATAAGGCATATCATAGAGGTGATTTTGAATTAAATGTAAAGCGTGGAAAGTCATTTAGAGATTCTGCCTTTATGGGGATTATGCGATGGAGTTTCTATGATAGACTAAAGAATATATATCCTAGTGTAAGTATGACTTTTGGTTATATCACGAAAAATGCCCGTATCACTAACAATCTTCCTAAAGATCATTATGTTGATGCAAGGTGTATCAGTGGTAATCCTGTGGCTAAACCTCTTGGATATTATTTCTATCAGAAGAAGGTGCGTTGTCAAAACAGACAAATACACAAATCTAATTTCTTGAAAGGTGGCAGAAAGAAACTCAATCAAGCACCATTCTTAGTTAAAGGCTTTAGGTTGTTTGACTTGGTTGAATACAAAAATGATTTGTATTACATATTTGGAAGAAGAAGTAGTGGTTCCTTTGATATTAGGAAATTGGACGGTACAAAAGTGAATAAAGGATCTATCAATTGCAAGTATTTGCGGTTGATAGATAAAAGAAGAAGTATATTAACTGAAAAACGAATGCAAGTAAATTTATGAAATGTAATTTTACCCCTATGGACAAATTCTACCAGATACTGGATTACTACGGTTTGTCTTACACGGAGATTAAGAAAAATCATATCCGTGTGTTTTATGGAAACAATAAAATGTTTGATTATTATCCGCTTCGTATGAAGCTGTTTGATTACCATGAATGGCATCAGCTTACTTATCCGTTCGTGAAGGGCAAGGAAGATGAATGGGAAGTAGAACTTACCATGTTCATTAGCGGAGTGTTGGGAGATGAGATGTTTAAAAAGTTTAAAAACGATTAATAAACTATACAATTTCGGATTGCTATGATGATAAAAGTAGACATACCAGAACCGTTCATAGACGGTGACAATACGATGGTAAACATCACGTCTGATTCATTCTGCTATTCCAGCATTGATTCACGTTATGAAGGATTTCAGAGTTCCTACAAGGACGGGAATATGAATCAGAAGATACAGGGAAAACTAGAGATAATTGCGGACCAGTTTAAAGAACTTATAAAAATAATAGAAGATGGAAAGACATTTGTTAATACAGGAGTGTGAGAGAGAGGAAAAAATGAAGGAGTTACGCAAGCAGCAGAACGATCTTATCAAGAAAGGCCGTATGGTTGAATGCTCTCGTGTAACAGCTAAGATAAAGGAGTTTCAGGAAGCATATATCAAGGCTTATCCTGACGGTAAATATGTAAGGGGCATGGATATTATCAAGAAGATGTCTGATGATGAGAAAATGGATTGGATGATGTATGTCAACGCCATTGCTTTTTGTGCTGATATTATCCACTCATCTTCCATTGAGTTGAATGAAATGCTAAAGAAAACACTCCCCGGATCTAGCCTTCAAATGTTTGAAACGCTTGAAAAGGTAGGTACTATGGCAAAGAATCAAATCCTATGGATGGATAACAATGTTGACGAGAAATACCAGGATGATTTTGCAAGATATGCCGATGAAATATCCGTGATGCTTTTATCATTTGTTAAAAATAAATTTTTATCGAGAAAATGACACGAGAAGAGATACACAAGAACGTACTGACAATAAGAAATTATTATTCCAGTATTCAGAACAAGATTGATAATGGATACAATGTTTCAGAATTGGACATAGATTCTAAAACGCACAACAAGATGATTGACGATACAATAAAATCAGCCCTTGAAGATCATAAAATGATTCTTGCTTTAGAAAAGTATAAGCTATGAAAAAGAAAGATATAGACGAAGGATATATTGTAGGTGACTTTTATATAGTTAAAAGCCCTATCAAAGAGGGATGGCTTCACATAGTGAATATAAAAACATCTTGGCAGATAAAGGTGATGATGGGAGCGAATACGGCAAAGTTTCTAAGCCTTCCCCAACAGGAGATATTTGACAGGATTAACGGAATATACATTCAATCCATGATGTCTTTATACGATTCAGATTATGCCTTGAAAATAGCTAAAGATGCTGTGTCTTATATGTCTGAAAAGGCAGAAAATATGGAAAAGTTGGAAAAGTTGGAAAAGTTGGGGAATACTGAAAATGAAGATATTGAAAAGGTGAAGAAAGATGAGTTCATGATGAAGATAGCCACATCTTCCGATGAAGAAATTATGGACATGATCGTAAATGGAGAGATAAATTACAAATATTTTAAGCAGGAACAGGAGGATTAAATCATGCAAGACTATATTTCAGATTGGTTCATTCCGATGGATTTCGGTAATGATATGCCAGACGAAGAACCAAGTGGCGAGGATAATTTCAATTTTGATTAAGATAATTATTAATAACAATAAACATGAAAACATTTTTTGAGTGTAAAATTCGCTACGAAAAAGTAGCAGAAAATGGGATGAATAAGAAAGTAAGTGAGCAATACCTGGTTGATGCGCTTAGCTTCACTGAGGCGGAAGCACGTATTATATCTGAAATGACACCGTTTATCAGTGGCGAGTTCACTGTTTCGGACATTAAACGCTCCAATTACAGCGAACTGTTCCCCTCTGAGGAAGATGCAGCCGATCTATGGTTTAAATGCAAGCTGTATTACATCACGCTGGACGAAAAGAGCGGATCGGAGAAAAAGACATCATGCTATATGCTTGTTCAGGCAGCCGATTTGAGAGATGCTGTAAAGAAACTTGACGAAGTAATGAAAGGCACAATGGCAGACTATGTGATTTCATCCGTAGCCGAAACCGCCATCATGGATGTATATCCGTATAAAGCGGAAAATGATTCCTGTTTATCGGAATACCCAAGTGGTCACAAGACGGAAGCTGTCATAGGCGGAAAGGGCGTCATTGTAGACAAAACGGGAAATTCAACTGTAGTTTTACCTATTTAAATTTAAGAAAGTATGTCAAACGAACAACAAAACCAGGTTCTCCATCATTGGAGAACTGGAAGTCAATCTGATTATGTGGGAGTAGAAATACTCCCTAACGGTCAGTCTATCATTGCTACAATATCCCATATTGTATGGGATGAGAATGCAAAGGTGCAAGGTAGTAAGAAGCCATCATGGATTGCTTACTTTAAAGAAACAAATCTTGTTCCTAAACCTATGCTGTTGAACAGTACGAACCGTAAACGCCTTACCAAGCTGGCTCAAACTGATTATCCTGAAACCATCCGTGATTTCCGTGTCATATTATGTAAGGAACTGACACGTGACCCAAGCGATGGAGGAAAGGTCTACGGATTGCGTATAGGGCGTGATGTTCCGCCACCACCACAGAAAGAGAAAATGACAGTGAACTCTGATAAATTCAATGCTGCATTGGAAGCATTGAAAAGTGGGAAATGCGACATTGGATACATCACGGCAAGCTATGATGTGGACGCGGAAGCTATGAAATTGTTTAACGAAGCAGTTAAAAAATAATGGAAGCAGAAGAAAAAGAAAAATTATGGCTTATGAAGAGGTGTGGTAAAATCACCTCTTCCGCCATTGGAAAACTTATGGTTTCCGGGAGAAGGGAAATGACACCTTCCGAACTAGAGGTTGCAAAAAAACAGGGTGTAAAGAGAAAGACAGTTGATGTTCCTTTCGGAGATACAGCTATCTCTTATCTTTATCAGGTTGCAAGGGAGAGAAGGTTAAACAAACCATGCCGACATATATCCACCTCTGACATGGAGTGGGGAAAGGATCATGAAAAAGACGCTATCGAGTGTTTTAACCATAACACGTTCTCTAGACTAATGTCCTGTGCGGATGATTTTGACGAAATTGTTTTTGTCGATAATATCTATGATGGATATGGTGATTCTCCCGATGGATATGGATTTGATGTCAATGGTAAATTGTCTTATATAGCAGAAGTGAAATGCTTTACTTCTGAAAGTAAGATTGAATATTTGAGAGAAGCCACAAAGGAACAGGCGATAGAGGAATACTATTGGCAGCTAATGTCGCATTTTCTTTCCCATCCCGATGTGGATAAAATGTATTATATCGTATATGACGGTAAATCTGATGATGATCCGTTTGATTTACGCCCGGTTAATGATCCGTCAAGGCTTTTGTATTGGGAACTTGACAGAAGCGATTATAAAGATGATATAGACAGGATGGAGGATAAGTTACAAATGGCTCTATCTTATCTTTCATTCAACGAACGGGATACGAAAAAATACCCAATAAGCAAAATAAATGACTTTGTTGGTGTTTCAAATATGTAACGGGTAATTGCGGAGTTACCACAAAAAGTTAATAATATGTCAACAAATATAACATTATCTAAAGAAAGTAGTGAAAGCGAAATTAAGGCGTATTTCAATGAAATATTAAAGCTATCACAATCAGATAACGAATTCCCAGTAAATTTTGATGATGTATGGATGCTTGTTTATCAAGACAAGCATAAAGCAGTAAACGAACTTAAGGAAAAGTTTATTGAAAGTGTTGATTATCAGGCAATCACCCAAAAAGTAAAATGCCAAAATGGAATCGGTTATTCAAGAAGAATTGATTATCATATTACTGTGCCTTGTCTTGAATTTTTTATTGCAAGAAAAGTAAGATCAGTATTTGATGTTTACCGACAAGTATTTCATCATACCGTTAATAAGATTATAGAGAATAAGTCAATTGATAGTCAACCAACCATATCGGATAAAATGAATGCAGCTACATGGGCGGCAAAGTTTTTGAACTTAAATGATAATTCAAAGTTGATTATCGCAAAACAAATACTTGGCCCATTAAATATATCTCTTCCAGGTTATACATCATCGAAAGGGATACTAAAGTCTGTCTCTGAATTGTTATCTGAAAAAGGAATTAAAATTTCCGCACAGGCATTTAACAAGGCTGCTGTCGAAAAAGGATACCTATGCGAATTGAGCCGAAATTCTTCACACGGTAAGAAAAAACGATTCAAATCAATCACGGAAAAAGGTCTTTCTTATGGGGAAAACCAAGTAAGCCCGAATAATCCTAAAGAAACACAACCTTTGTGGTATGAGGATAAGTTTGAAGATTTATTGTCTAAATTGTTATGACTACATTAATCAAGCACAACAAACCTAATCGTGGGGATGAAATAATCATCCCCTATCTTGCCATAGAAAACAATATCAACTTTATCATGCTCAATGGGGGTGTAGGTGACGTTGAACTTATGGACGGAACGAAATGTAAGTCAACAAGCTGCACTCCTATCAAATTTGATGATGCAGGAGATGATATATATCGTATATATGGTATAGGAAAAGAAGCATGGAAAATGGCATGGCTGAAAAGAGTACATGCCATGAGTGATGAAATTGTAAAACTAAAGTTAGATTTCAATGCCAGCAATTAGCGAATTATGGATAGATTATCCAATATCTTACCGTGACGAAAAAGGAAGGTTCGTAAAAGGCCATAATTATGGATTCAAGAAAGGAAGGAAAGTATCGGATGAGGAACGTGAAAAGAAAAGAGTTATTATGAAGGAACTCATAAATAAACGAAAGGAAAACGGTTCTTATCTCGGCCATAGAAACAATACAAGGGCTGTCATTGCGATAGAGGATGGCACGAACAGATTCCTATGCTTTGAAGCCTGTTGTGACTGTGAGAGGAAATTAGGTATGCCACAACGCTCATGCAGTTCTTTCTGTAAGGGGAAAAACGGGCATAGATGGAGAAACTTTAAATTGTTTTACGAAGATGAATACGGATTACGTTGACGAATTTGAAAACTATGACAGGAAGCTGATCAAACTAAATAGCGACACTGCCATTTTGCTGCATATATTTAAGAAAAAACCAAACCACCACTTCGAGGATTGGATGGTTCTTCAAGACAATGAGGAATACTTTAAAAAGGAATGTATTCCTGATTACGAAGATGCCGCCAGGCAGTTTGTCGAACAGTTTGAAGGAGAAGAGTGCATGGCTTTTGTGATTGCATTGAAAAACGAACTTGAAAGAATGATACAAGAAGATGAGTACAAACGAAATAAGGCTAAGGGATTACCAGGAGGTGGGGATAACCCGTCTGAGAAATGCCCTGGCTAATCATAAGCACGTCATATTCTCTGCCTGTGTAAGTTACGGCAAAACGGTCATAATGAGTTTTATGGCTAAAGGTGCTGTCGAGAAGGGGAATAAAGTGCTTATCGTATCCCACAGATCTGAACTTATGACACAGACAGGGGGAACGTTGGAAAGAGTTGGCATACAGGCTGAATATATCTCTCCTAAGCACAGGAACATACCTAAAGGTCTAGTAGTGTCCGCAATGGCTCAAACTCTCCGTAGAAGGCTTGAAAAGCCCGAATGGGTTGAATGGGTTAAGAGTGTATCTCTCTGTCTGATAGACGAAGCGCACTCGTCTGACGCGGATTATCTCTTTGAATCAGGTTTGCTTGATGACAAGTATGTAGTAGGTCTTACAGGAACCCCGATGAGAAGTGGGAACCAAAGGCAGCTTGGTATGAACTATGAAGAGATTGTAGAAACTGCTCAGATACAGGATATGATGGAGCGGGGAAACATAACCAAGTTGAGGACGTTTACGGTTGATGCACCTGACTTGTCTAAGGTTAATACCGATTATCGTACAGGTGACTTCGATAGCAGGCAGATGGGGGCAGTGTTCAATAAGTCTGTACAGTACAAGGGGGTGATTGAAAACTATATGCGTATCTGCCCGATGAGAAAGGCAATCTGTTTTGATGCCACACAGGCAAATGCGATAAGGATGTGCGCTGAATTTAATGAAGCTGGTATTCCTGCAAAATTTCTCATATCAGGCATAGACAAGAACAAACCTGATGAGTTGGCATTATATGAAAAATACAAGCATCTTACAGGAAACAGGGAACAGCTTATCAAGGATTTCCATGACGATAAATTCACCGTTATATGCAACAGTGGCATATTGTCTACGGGATACGATGAAACAAGTATAGAGGTTTGCATATTAAACCGTGCTACACAATCCGTTCAGTTCTATATCCAGGCAACTGGCAGGGCTATACGACTTCACCCAAACAAGACGGAAGCATTTCTCCTGGACTTCGGTGGTAACATATCACGGCTAGGCAAGTTTGAGAAAGAACGTCAATGGGCTTTATGGCACAACAAGGGAAAATGTGAAGGGATACAGGGAGTGAAGGAATGTAAACAGTGTGGTAAATATATTGCCATAACCACTTCGGAATGTCCTTTCTGCGGATATGTATATCCAACCGAAAAGGAAATAAGGATGGCGGAACTGCAAGAACTGGTAGGAGATTTAAAGTTCGAGCAAATGACACCTACTCAATTTTTCCAGTATGCGGAACTTAAAGGATACAATACTTATTGGGCAATACGGCAGTTGTATATCAGAAATACGGAAACTGATTTTCGTAAAGCCATGAAAGAATGCGGATATTCAGGCAAGTTTATATGGGGTTATATCCAAAGAAACAAAGGGAACTGACATACAAGCGTACATTATAACAAACTTTAACCTTTTATTTTTCTCATATATACCATTTCGTGATACCTTTGCCAAATACAATTTTTTTTATCATGGCTGAGGAAAAACGGTCTGCGGAAGAAAAGAAAATGCAGAAAGATATAGTAGTTAGTTATAGGAACGAGAAGGAAGGTAAAGGATGCAGGGGATTGCTTGTAGCGTTCTTTTCCGAACTTCTCCATCCTGCTGTAAGTGGTAACAAGTCGGCTGAGTTCCGTGCTCTAGGGGCAAAGAAAAGTATGCCGGACCTTGCTTATATACATGACGGTAAGATATATGGCATAGAACTTAAAATGCCTGACAGTAACCATGACCGTAATCATATAATAGAACAGGCTGATGTGATGGCTACATATTTCTTTAGAGGATATTTTGTATGGTCTAAGGAAATGTTGTGGAATATACTTGACGCTATTGAGCGTGGTCAGCCTATAATGTCGAATACATTGCAGGTTAAAGATTACTGTTTACGTAACAGCACTACAAAAGTAAGTTTTGAAAAAATAATTAGAGAACTGTTTTAATGAAAGTTATATATAACAAAATAATACCATTCAAGGGTACAAGCGTATAAATTTGTTTGGGGTTCTTTTCGTAAGAAAAGGATGTACGATGCGTGAAAGAGATTACAATCACGAAGCGATTCATACAAAACAAATGAAAGAGCTTTTGTATGTTCCATTTTACATTTTGTATATTTTGGAATGGCTGTACAGGCTTACACAAAAAGGTAATGCGTATAAGAATGTATCGTTCGAGAAGGAAGCCTATGATAACGAGAACGACATGGATTACCTTAATAAAAGAGAATATTTTTCTTGGATTAAATACATTTAAATTGAGTAATTATGAATAAGATAATTTTTGATAGAAAGGTTTTATTTTCAACGTTAAACTCAGCCAAAGCCTGTCTTTCCGATACAGGCTTGACGATATTGAAATGTTTCCGTTTTAAATATGTAGCATCAGAAAATTCAATAGAGGTTACTTCATACAATAACCTTAATGAGATGCGTTTGATCATTCCAGTTGTTGATTCAGACTGTAATGACGGACAGGAGTTTGCAGTAGACGGAATAAGGCTTGTAAAGTTGCTAAAGACAGTAAAGGATTCCATTGTTACGGTAAAGATATATGATAAGGATATAATATTCTCTTACAATGGCAGTGAAGCGTCTTTCTTTGCGGAAGATGTAGAATCTTATCCTGATATAAAGATAGGGAAGCGTGGAACTGGAATAAGGGTTAATGTGAACAGGAATGATCTGTATAGAGCATTAAAAAGGAATATAGGATTTAATGATATCAGTGACGTTGTGACCAGCCTTAGTGGAGTGGGGATAAATTTTATTTGTTCCAATAATTGCATTGATATATGTTCGTCCGATAAGATTGTATTTGTAAGAGATGTTATAGAATGTCAGCCGGATATATCAAAGGACTTGTGCATAAATGTAATGCCTACTTCGGTAAAGGAAGCGTTATCCTTTCTTGAAATGTTGTCAGAAGAAAATGTAACTGTTTCTGTATCTGATGATGAAAGGGTGATGTCCATATCTTATGGGGATTTCGGTTCTGTCTTTAATTGTACGCTGATGGAGGTTAAGTTTGTAAACTACACACCATTGGTAAACAATATAAAATCAAACTTTAATTACTTTATTAAAGCAAGAACTAGCGACTTGATAGATTCCCTTTCAAGAATAAAGGTAATGTCAGATGTGTATAATATATCACATTTTGTTTGCAGGGAGGAAGATAATAAAATGGATATAACATACACAAATGATGCAGGGTATAAAATATCGGAAAATGTCGGAATTGAAGGATCTTGTCAAGGGCGTTTTGATTGCAATCTGAACATTGAAAAGATGATTAACGCATTGAAGGTATTTCCTGGGGATTATGTCACATTGGCATACACTAATCCTAAGAATAATGCTCCTATATGTATCATTAATGAAGAGGGAGATTATAAATTAATGGGCGTAGTAAACATTTTTAAGATTTGATAACTATCGTTTAACCTATCGAATATACAGTTTTATTATTTTTGCAACAAAAATATATAAGACATGGAAGATAAAGAAAGAACAATTCAGATTCTCGCTGAAACAATAGATAGGTTAAACAAGACGATAGAATCACAGAACAGGTTGATTGAGGATTTAAAAAACAGGCTTGAAACAATTCAGAACGAATATAGTCCTTCAATTATGACTGTAGGCGTATTGATAGAAAAGTTGAATAATACAAAGACAAGAAGCGGAAAGGTAAGATTTGAAGCATTATCAAAACATATAATGCCATATCTTACCAATCAGCTTTATGACGAGTTTGATTTTAATGATACCATCCCTACCTTCAAGGAAGTTCCATCTATTGAAAAGCCTGTAAATCGTGATATGATAGATGATATGATCAATGTTATAAAGTCAAAGAGAAAGATAAGTGAATCATCTCAAAAGGCATATCTTTTAATGCTTAAAAGAATATTGTCCGAATCAAAAGAGATGAGTAAATATATCAATGATTATATTATCTCTTTGGACGTAAAATCTCCTTCAAATATATCTCTTACGGATGAAGAAATAGAATTATTCTGGAATGTCGAGCCGTTTAACGTTACAGAAAAAATTGTAAAGAAATTGTTTCTGATTCAATGCTATACTGCCATGAGATATTCCGATATTTTCAGATTGAAAGATTCTATGATGGAAGGAAATGTTATTTCGTATATATCAAAAAAGACAGGTAAGAACGTTGAGGTTCCCGTACCTTCCAAGATTATAGAAATGATAAAAGAGGTTAGATCGTTCGATAAATACAACATAGAATCTTCCTTAAAGACTACTATGAATGAAGTTCTACCAACCCTTGGATGTAGAGCAGGTATAAACAAGCAGGTATTTGTAAGACGGGCAAATGTACTCATGAAAGGGCCGAAGTACCAGTTCATCAAAACACATACAGGACGTAGAACAGCTATTACCAGATGGGCTAATATGGGAATACCAGAAGGAGAACTGAAATCTATGGCTGGTCATTCTGATATAAGAACCACGAACAGATATATTACTGCAAGCGTATCAAATAAAACCAAAAATATTTTAACTTATGGAAATATTGGAGAATGTGCTGTCGATTGATAAAATGAAACACCTACAAGAACTTGGGGTAAATACAGGTAACGCATCAATGACTTGGATGTTATATCCTTATGAGGAAGGCAAACAACCACAATTATCTTTACGAGAGTGGAGAACTTTCAAGTAACCGTTCAGAAAAGAACATTGTATTCCTGCATTTACTTTGCTTGACATTTTGGAACTGTTACCAAAAGAGATAAAAACAGGAACGGATACTTATTGGATTACAATGTATTTTAGTGACAATTGTTGGCATATATGTTATTCCATGTCGGATGAATTTGATTATTATCAAGAATTTTTATCTTACTCATTAATTGATGCATCTTATGAAATGCTATGTTGGTGCGTTGAGGAAAGATTGATACCATGAAGATAAAACGGAATTAATTCAAAACGACTTGGGTTTGGGCCTTATGTGAGCGTGAATCGTAATACAGGTGCTCTTATAAAAAAGGAGGATATGAATTTACTCGAAGAATGCGTGAGGCGTAGAATTATTGAAATATCAAAATAACGAAAAATAAACAATATCATGGAACAGAAAATAAAGGCTT